AAATATACCACTGCCATTGAAGGTGATCTTATGGGTATATCTCTGATAAGAGGATGTGAGAGGCTGAGAAACACTGAAAGAACCGCACGAAACAGACACAGACGTACCCTTTGCTTTATAACTGATAACATAACTTTCTCCTTTAATCAATGATACGGACTGGGACAAACTACCGATTGCGGCAGAGTACCCGGAGCCGGCATCACTGTCCGCAGATACGGTAGCCACTCCCGTCCAATATTCCAATTGCTTGCTAAAAAGTTCGGTATCCGCCGATAGCTCAGTAGCGGCAGACAGATCCTCTGTTTCATAATCTCCCGTAAACCCGGAATTGCGCAACAGATTGACACTTCCGACAGCCGCATTGTCTATCGCATCCTTGGCCTCTTGGGCAAGATCTGCGGCCGCCTGTATCTCATCCGGAAGACCTTCCATATTACGCCATCCGGTGGAACCCTGCTCGATATGGAACATACCCTTGATATCAACACCTTTATCCTGAGTGTATTCCATGTAAGTGGTCCGGTCCTTGTCACCAATGTACGTATCTCCGTACACCTTCATCCGGGCCTTGCCGGTAGATTTGTCAAAATCAAAAGATATAACGTCTTTCCCGGTCAAGGTAAAATCATTAATACCCTGATACATGATGATGGACGGAGAAACTTCGTTCACCGAAGAGAGAATTATCGCCGCCTGTCTGGTGATATCGGTCTTATGGCCCAATCCCACGATATCATCACCTGCCACCGGAACATCGTTCTCGACATTAGGATCACACACGGTCTTGGACAGGTCTATATAATTCTCACCTACTGCTGTGACCAACCGCCAGTAATAGCGGTTGCCGACATGATGCGAAATGCCTGTCTTGATATTGCACTCCTGTGCGATGGCGAGAGATCCCGGAGTAAACTGGTTCTCTATCTCAATTCCGTCTTCCTCTTCCTTGAAATAACAACGGTAGATATCATCCAACTCATCCACACGGTTGCATTTCATGCCTGCATGGGAAATCACCTGCTCGCCACCTACATACGTCTTCTTCTTTACTTCAAGCTCGTCAAAAACGGCTTTGACCTTGACATACAGATAATCAACAACAGCCTGTGACATACCGTTCTCAAGTACAGTGATTCCACTACCGTTCTTACCTATCAAAAGACCTTTCAAGAAAGTGATAAGACCGTTGGCGGTGTCGCTATTTATCTTCGAGATAAAATAACGGGATATTCTGCCAAGAATGTCTGACACGTTGAGAGAGGTTCCTATCCGTTCACCTATGATATCTCCGGCTATCTCTGTAATTGTGCTTCTTAAAGCGGAAACATTGGCGGACAGCTTATCTGTTAGCTCCACAGATATATCATACAGGCAATTCTTATCCGCCTTACAAGTGAATGAGTTCACATACATGAAGTATTCCTTGTCATTATACTTTATGTATATACGTGAATTTTCATTTAGCATACTGGCTAAATGGTTGTTGTCAGCAAGGAAAACACGTGAGAAACTTACGGAAAAAGAGAACTTCTCATCGTTGTTTTCAGACATATACTTTATCAACGCCTCATCTAATCTTTTCTCGGCAGCAAGCACAAGAGATTTCGGCATTTTAATACCTGTAATCACAAACTTATCCCCAACAGAAGGTTTATAGTTATTTGTGGCATTAGGCATAACAACCCCGAAAGTTGTATTGTCCTTTTTTACCGCAATCCAAACCTCATTTGTAGAAGTGTTTTGTTGGCTTTCTACATATTGGGATGTTTGTGAAGTAACCTTCTGTTCAAAATCTCCTGCCGGCAAGTCCCCGGAAGAATCTACCAATACAGGATTGAATGCCCTTCCCGGTTCATTGTCCTTATAGGTAACTCCTATTTCAAACTCGCAAGCAGCACAATTACCCGTAGTCATATTGATTACAGCCGTACCACCTTCCAAACCTTGTTCGAACAGGTTAAAACCGTAATCCCCATTATATATATGTAATTTTATGTAGAAATAAGAATGTACATACTCATCCGTGCCATTGAATATATTATTCCCTTCTCCTGTTCCAAGTTCGTCACTATCGTTAGCATCAAAAGCAATATCCGCAATCTCACCAAATAACTGTCCCGAAGCATTTGTTACATTTTCTATGGTAGGCTTTATATCGCTGAAATCTACCTTTATCTCTTTTACTTTTTTAGAAGAATATGTATTTTTGAAAGAATAGTAATCATTTGTACCGGGTATCTTATACGTGTCGTTAAGCGCATTGTAGAATCTTTCCGCTCCATTTGTTTGTCTGTAAATGGAAGGCATAAGGTTTTGCGTGCGTTCTATAGTACCTTTTTCATCATCATTCGGATAGTAGAAAGGAATGTTGTCAGAACTTCCAACACCAGTAACGCGATTAACGATCTTATAATTGGCGTTTGTCTTTTTAATTGATACAAGCCCTTTCTTGTACTCGAAGGGAGTAGAAATTACATTCTCTGTATATCCTATGTGACAAACCTTACCTACAAAGTAATAAGGAAGTTCGTATATGGTATATATGGACTGTAACGCTTCTGCAAGGTACACACTGTCAAGAGAAACAAGTTTGCTTTCAGAAGTAATATCTTCATCAATCACTACCGAATATCCGATACCCGATTTTGCCATTGAAGCGTTAAGGCGACCAACAAACTCGTTTATATCCCCCATGAACTTGACGGAAGTGGAATTGGAGTGATACGTGTCTTCTCCGGCTGTCACCACGTCCATGAAATATACGTTCTCCAGCACGATACGTTCTGAAACGAATTGAAGCTCATGCTTGTACATGATACTCTTGTTGTCCTTTGAGGATGTAGGCACTTGGTCAATATAATATTTTTCCCCCCTAAACTCAACAAATTCTTCTCCTGTCCATAGTTCGTCTAAGCATGAAGGATAGTTCAGTGTAGCGGTCAGTGTGGGAGTTCCTGCCATACGTTGTGCCGTATAGGTGTACTCACCTAATTTTGCAGGCATATCAGCATTCGGAAATTTTACTTTACTTCCTTGCGTATCAAGCTTTAAAATGTACAGACTTTCCTTTTCCATTTATTCTTTTACCACATCAATTTGTTCCGTAACTCCTTTGTCCTTTTTTTGCTGTTTCTCCAACAGCTTTTGAGCCTCTTCCTTCTCCTTTGCTATACGTTGTTCTTCATCGGGAACGGATTCGGTGTTTTTCTCAATGGCTGTTTTTGTGGAAAGAATGCCGGCTTGCTTCATTGAGATAAGTATGTTATTATACTCCGTTGCGCTGAACGGTTGCCATATTTTGAACTTACAGCTAACACGAAGCTTGGCAAATTCTGTAACGGCATTTAGGTTCTCGTCTTTTTTCACCAATTCTTTGGCCAATCCCTCCTTGAACAGGCGCATCATCTTGTCTGCAAAATTCTGCCACTCAATCACACCTTGCTGAGCGTTCTTCAAATCCAAATCACGGGTTAGCGTAATAGCCAGTCCGCTAATGTCACCACTTGACTTGACATCTTTCGGCAAAAGGAAAGTGCAGGAGGTATTTATCTGTATCTTCTCAAACAAATCTTGCAGACTGTCAAGCATCCCTTGCGGACTTGGAGGTGCTTTGAACTCCGCACTTCCGTTCCCGTCCATAGACTTGTCCTGCAAAATGATACTCCCGGCAAGTTTCTTTGTCGTTTCTGACAAATTGCCTTTGATATACAGAATGCCCCAGCCGTTCCGTTTCTGAATGACAAAGAAGATGTTGTAGATAATTTCGTAAATCTCGATAAGGCTCTGGCCGTTGTTCCACGCCACATTACCGCGTTTGGTACACAATGGTATCTCGCTGAAACCGTGCAATATAGGACGTTCTCTTACAAAACCGTCATCGCCTGCTTCTTCACCGTCTATCGGTGTGTGCATACGGTACATGTAGGTATCATCGTAACTGTCAATGTATTCCACACCGTCCGCATCGGCATAATAGACACTTTCAAGAAGCCTGTCACCGTTGTTGTCATTGTGTGATATGATTACGTAACCATCTTCATAACTTATCAGGCGGCACTTGATACGTCCTTTATAGTCATAATAAAACAGAAGTCCTGCATCGCCTGTTGCAAGTTGCGAACGGACTGCTTTTGTACGCCATCCATCCATATTCCTGTCTACCCAATACTCCTTGATTGTGGAATAGTTGGCTTTATCTTTCTCGGAAGGAGTGCCACCTCTCAAAGACAATGTACAGGGATTCCCGCAAAGGTAGATTACGTGGCTCGCCAGTATCTGTTCTTGGAAAGCTAATGCCGTGCGCTGGAACTTGATTTCCTGATATCCCCCATCTTCTAACTTGACGCAAATGCTCGGCAAGTTTTGATCAAATAATACCTCATGGCTCATCGGGTCAAGCTCTTTCAGAAACTTTTCCTGCGAAACGATATTCTTTTTTACATTCGGAAGCCTTGCCGTGCGTGTTTCGGTAATGGTTGCGGACTGACCGTCGGAATAGTCGTTTGTAGAGCAAGTGTCACTTCCTCTGAAAAACGGTTTCTTCTGCAACAAGGCATTTACGTTCCGCAATAGATATGTTTTTTTCTCTTCCCGTGTCATTTTTCCGCATCAATTAGGTTGTAATACTTCATACAGGCTTCCTTGCTCGGCATTGCAGAACACTCTCTCGAAGTCCATTTGCAGATAATGTCGTGCTTCTGCGGAACAACGATTATTCGCTTCTGCCCCTCTTCCTCTTCAATATTGAATTTATCGTTCAGCTTCACGCGTGCATCCAACACGACCTTACTTGCTTTGATAAAAGTGTCTGAATCTCCACTTGTTTTCGCATCGTCAGCAATCTGTTTCATCTCCGATATTTCTTTCAGCAATGCTTCTCGGTTCTCATCTTTAGATATGGTAGTGATAGCACCGATGCCGAAAGGTTTCAGTTTCTCGGCAAGCATGGATAACACCTTGTTTGAAGGCTTTTCATCTTCTTGGTAAGCAACCTTTGCAGCAAGAGCCTTATCTACGAAAGAATCACACATTACCAAATAGGCAACATCTCTTACCCTTGCTTCAATTCCTTCTGTTTTAAGGGAATTGAGAATATCCTTTATGTCATTGTAACTAATCATTTCCTAACCTAATACCATAAATGTTCATCGTAAATACTTCCTTCTGTCTGTGCATGGAACGCTTGTTTGGTTTCTTCTTCGTGATTGTAATACCCTGCTTGAATCTCATTCCCGTATTCAATGTTAGCGCACGGAAGCATTCTCATAGCGCATGGGTCTAACAAGTCCATCGATCTGCCTTTCCCCAACATCTGATTCATTTTCTTCTTGTTCCAAAGCCGTTTCTTTCCGCTCTGCATATCATCAAACCGTACAACAGAGCATTCTTCCATAAACTCGTTCTCAACCGTCACTTTGTATTTCAGGTTCTGGTGAGTGTATGTCTGTACGGCAAGTTTATCGTCAAAGGTTAGATTACCTTCCTCGATCATCTTGCATAATCTGATATAGCACATATCCTTTACTGTCATTGCGGTAAGTTGGTAAAGCCCGAAAGGTTTATTTAGTGAGATATAAGGTACTGCATCGGGAATGTAATCATTAAAATACCGTCCGGCAGTCGCGTCAAAAATGATATGGCTTTCGGCTGTCCCGTGCTCAAACGCAAATGTCTTTACCGCCATTGCATTCTCTCTTGGAGTTGACTTGCTGAGAATAAGAATATCGTATGCGTGAAAACCATCCCATGCAAGTGCAACAAGGTTGTCTGTGCCATAATCCGCCAAATCCACGGTAATCCATTTATCACCGTTCACGGCAGGGTTATTGTTGAACACGCCTTGTGCGGAAGTGGACGATATGGGTATCTTTTCGTCTTCTTCGGGGTCAACATTGAAGTTTCCCTCAAACAGAGCTTGCGCCATTTTACCACCCGAAGCAGCAACAGAGCCTATGTAATTCGGATTGTTGTCGGTCATAGCCTTATTCTCAGATAAATGTCCTTGATAGAGCACGAAAGACTTAATCATATTATGATAGGTAAAATCACCACCAATACGTGCTAATTTCCTATCAATGTCTATTTTGCATTTGGCATAAACTTCTTCTTTTGAATCCCCCCAAACCACATCATCAACGGTAGGACCGTTCACATAGAAGTATCTCACTTTCCCGTTTCTATCCGGCATAATGAATCCGTCAACCCCAATGTACCAATCCAAGAACTTTCTCGTCCAATGGCTACGTTTCGGGTTTAGGGTAGCAAAGAACTTTCCTGTAAATGTCTTTGAACGTCCACGGTTACGGGTCTGCACATAGCTGAATGCTTCCCAAGACATTTCGGTAATCTCATCAATACATATCGCATCAATCTGTTTACCTTTCCATTGCTCACGCATTTTGTCAAGATTAGTATCATCTATATAGGTCAAGTCGCAATATGCACCACTTGGGAATGTGATACGTGGGCTATCTGCTGTCTTTACAGAACAGTAGTCGCCGAAGATAGATTTGAATGTATCAACGAAACCTCCACCACTTTTTTGCGACTGCAAAGACCTACGTGTAATAACCGCACGGAAATCTGGGTCTGTCATTAACGGCTCAGCAAGCGCAAGAACAAGGGCAAAAGAGTTGTGAGTAACAATAAAATCATTAGTGATAAACAAGCCAGAAGGCTTATCCACAGTAATACATCGCCCCTCTCTTACTCCTAAATACTCTACACTTTTAATTGTTCTGTGAGTGTAAAACTTATTATCTTTTAATCTATCTCTTTTCCTTTTTACTGTAACAAGGTCTTTCATACTATCTCCATATCCGGATATAGTAACTGTATAAAGTGTATTCCCTGTTAAATTCCTTTTATTGCCACACTTATTTGCCGTAGTACACGGTTTGCTATTTATTGATGCCCACATCCCCAATGATCGAACAATAAAAGCAACATCTTCTGCAAGTTGCTTGCTGATTGAATAGTAATACATACTACCATCCGGATCAACATATCCATCTGTGTCAATAAGACCTTGTATAAGTTCTTTCCTATTTTGAATGCTTGCATACTTATACATATCTGGGACAAACTTATTGTGTGCTTTATGGCAAGACAGTCCGAGACTTTTTATTTTATCTATAATATCTTTACCATATATGTTATAATTATAGCATCCCGGCTGCCTCTTTTTATGGCTCATATCAAACCATCTTTTAACAAATCCTTTTTCTATCTCATAATCTCTTGAAGTAAGGCTTACCATATAATTTTTTATGGAAGAATCAGACATACATCCATTACCAAGCAATGCCCCCATCACATAAGATGGGATAGGCAATCTTTGATTACTTCTAAAAATTACAGGCTCTGTAAAAGGAATACTAAATCTCTTTTTTGTGCTATTATATGATACGAACAAGTCCTCCGCAGAAAGTATTCTCCAAGATCTATTTTGGTATCCGTTCCTTTTTACTGTCCACAAATGTCCAGAAGAACAATCGCAATGCGTACCGTCATTAAAAGTTATCCTATAATACGGGTGTTTCTCTATTGGATGCACAATAATAACGGTTTCTGTTTTCCCACTACAAGGATTGGTTATTTTGTCTCCTACCTTTATTTCTGAAACCTTCTTAAATCCATTCGGAGTACACACTAATTCATTTAGCAACAGCGCTTTACCTGTTCCTAATCCCGCACCTCCAAAGTTTACATCCACGCACGATGATGCAAACTGCATTTGGAATCCTTCTTGCGGCTTGATTACGACTTCTCTATGTACTTCTTGCTCTTTCATCAAAAGCAAAAATACCTCTTAATAATAAGGTAATATATACTTAAACCAATGTCTATTTATCATAGTGATAAATACAGTGATTTTTTTATAGTTATACCTTTTTATTAAAGCATTACTTTCGCATATAATCATTATAAAACATATAGTGTATGAAGTTTACGAAAGAGCAATTTTCAGAAGCACTGAAAGTGAAACTCACCAACAACGGCAAGAAAAACTTAGCTATGAGTGAGAGAAGTTTCAACGGCAAGGTGGAAAGGATCTACAAGCGGTTGGAGAAAGCGAGTGGTAATGACGAGTTGGAATTGGATGATGCGGTTGCCGATTATCTGGAGGACTTCCAAGAGGATGACAACAACATCAGGAACGACAATTCAAAATTCGTAAAGGAGTGGGAAAAGAATCACCCCGCAAAGGATGATAAGGGAGATAAGGATGATGGCAAGGATAACAAAGGAGACGAAAGCAAACTGGATAAGTTGCTCAAAGAACTCCAAGACTTGAAATCAGAACGTGAGGAAGAGAAAAGAGCCAAAACTATCTCCGAAAAACGCAATCAACTCAAATCAGCCTTAAAAGGGAAAGAAGTCAAGAACGAGGATTGGATTAACGACCAGCTCGAATTGATTCACATTGATTCTGAAACAGATGTTGATGCTCTCACAGAAAGACTGGTCAAGAGCTACAATAAGTTTAATGCTAACACTCCACCCGACATCACTCCGGGCGGCACGGGAGGCGGTAAGGAAAAGACCGATGACTTTGCCGATGTGGCTGCTGTCGTAAAGAAGCAGTCGCACAGAGAAGAAAAATAATAATCATTTAAACCAAAAAGAAAATGTCAGATTTCTATCAGCAAATTCTATTGAACAGTGGCTACCTTCCCGGTAGAGCATTGGTTCAGGCTCGCGGAAGCATTGGTGGTCATCGCTATGTCTTCGTGAAGTTACAGATGAGCGGGAAGGACGCACTTGTATTTCCTACCAGTGGTGGAATTGTTAAAAACCCATTCAAAGGTAATGCAAGAGCTTTTGCCGGAACGCTCGCTGAATATATTCCCAGCAATGGTTCTAATGGAAGCGAAATACGTATCCTAAAATCGTATGCGGTTGCAAAAGATACAACTGAAGCTACAGACACAGTTATTTACCTGATAAGAGACGGATATTCTCTTATCCCATTTGTAGGAGATGCCCTCATGGTAGCACCTTCTACATTGACAGGCAAAGGCACAGCGGTAACAGTTACAGCCGTTGAAAAAGCGACTGACGGATCGGCTGGCGATGTTTGGAAAGTTACATTGAGCGCAACCCTCGGATCATTAACAACTTCATCTGTTCTTGTTGAAGCGAAAGAAGCAGGCTCTGGTAAAGAAGCTATGGTCACTAATCCTAACTCATACCTTCCCTGCGACTTTGATTTTGTTTTTGACCCGGCTACATCCGAAGATGATTTCGATGGTGCAAGATACCTTATCACTCCTGCATTGGCATTAGGAGATGTATTCCTCTACGAAGACCGTATGCAACCTCTTTCGGCTGCATTAAAAGCTTTGAACAAGAGCAAGGTTAAGGGTTGGTTTAACATTTAAAATTGACGAGACTATGCCTAAATTTGATTTTAATAACAGCAGATATGCAAGATTCTTTTCTGACAAGACCAATCAACGTTTCTTGCAATCCTTTGTCAATACAGAAGGTCTGCTATACACTAATTATGGTTGGTACAAGACTCAAGGTGTAAAAGCTGGTGCTCCCACACCTACCGCCCCTAATGGCATTGCTACTTTTTCTGTGAAAGGACGTGACTTGAAAGCCGCTCCTTTGATGGATTTGCGTGCACCTCTTGGTGACAGTAATCAAATGGATAAGGACGGCCTGTACTGGTACACCGCATCCATTCCTGATTTTATCGCTCCCGGTTTCGTTGAAACAGCTATGGAACGTGAAGCAAAAGAACAACAGTTTGAGTTGTTTGGAAACGATACCGATTTGGTAGTCGCTTGGGTACATACATTACAGTCACAGCTTGATAGTGCGGACGCAACCATGAACTTCATGACTGCACAGTTAATGTCTAAAGGTAATATTGACTACCGCAATATCGCACGTGGTATTCAAATTCCGTTGCACAAAGCAGACATTCCGGATGAAAATTTCACTAAAGCAGGAACTAAGGTGTGGACTGACGCTGAATGCAAGATTCTGAGCCAAATGGCGGAAAAAGAGAAAAAATATCGTGAAAAATGGGGATATGAAGGTGCAATGGTATGGCAGGTTACACGCAAGATGTTTTACGAAGTAATGTTGCAAAATGCCGAAGTTAAGGAATTGATTGAAAGTTTCAAGAAAAATCCTTTAGCTTACATCGCAACAACCGCTACTGCGCCTACTACACGTGAGTTGTTCTTAGCAGCTTTCCGTGATTATCCCGGTGTATCTCCAATTGAAATTGTAGAAGAGCGTGAGCGTAATCTTACCAATACTGGAGACACATTCGTGCAAGGTTGGGATGATAAGATTGCAGTTCTCCGTCCTGCCGGATATGCTTGTGAGTTTGAATACACCAATAACTTAGACAAACAGATGTTTGACAAGTATGGTTCAAGCGTAATAACTAAAATTTTTGCTCAGGCTAATGATGGTCTTTGCACGATTGTGAATACAACGACAAACAACGGGCTGTATAAGGAATGGCATACGGATGTGATGATGTCAGCTTGTCCTGCACTGAAAACATTCCGCAATCACGTCATTGTAGACACAAGTCAGGCAGACGATTAATGTACAACACATTGCAGCAGTAGCAGTTATGGAAAAATCATTTGACCCGATAGCATACCTCAATGGGCTTACGAGATTTGTCTTTGAAGATGATGCGCTTGAAAATATCGCATACGAAAACGGTTTGATGTTTATTTCAGACCGTTCCGAAATAGATGAATGCACTAAAGACCATTGCCTTATCGCACTGTACGAGCTTGTCATTAACGGTCCGTGGTCTGTGGCTTCATCATCACTCCAACATGGCAGTTACAGACAGGACATAGGTAGTGAGACGGTAACGGCTGCCATAATCCAAAACTTAAAAGACCGTCTGAAAGCACTGTACAAAAAGTATGGTGAAGAAGAAGCGTTGGAAAACATGGATTTTGGTAGTATGAGTTGGGTCAATGAAAATTCATTAGATGTATAGCTTATGCGTCTCAAAAGAAAAGCAATAGCAGAATACCCGTTTCATGGCACATTCTACACCGTGATAACGAATAAGCCGGAGGACGGAGACCTTCTCGGTAACGGAGGATTGCTTGACGGTGATTTGCTAGGCGGTGAAGATACGGATGATTCTCTCAATGCGGGAACTTTGGAAGAAACCATCCTTCTTGAAACCGAATGCGATATACAGCAAGCTTCCAAGATGTTCAATGGCGGCACTATCATGGCAGACTATGACGTGTTTTTCCCATTAAAAAAAGGTAGCGTTTCACCTGTAAAAATTGGCGACATGTTTCGATGTCCGAAGGAAAGTTACGGAATAGGCATTAACGGTCGTGTCACCGGAATGGAAATTAGCCAGCTTGGCGGCGTGAAAGTTAACATCAAAATGAGTGAAGTAGGTTAAGTTATGGCAAAGACCAAGCAAAGTGCAATCACCCGTATCGTTGATTTACTCGCAAACGAGGGACAGAAGATAGTGGATAAGGAACTGTCTAAAGTTTCCTATACCTACCGAAGCCTCAATTTGAGAGATAGTTACGGTTGGGGAGTATATGTTGACGGAAAGCTTGTCAGAAAGGGATATACCGCCAGCTCTCCCGGAATAAAGAAAAAATGGTACGGTGAGGAAATCACCGGTTACGAAGCGGTGGCTGAATATTTGGAACACAAATACCAACCACATCCGGGAATCGACTTGGCAGTTGTAGCCGCCATGCCTTACGGAGAAATACTACAAAATGCAGAAGGTAACGTGAAGAAGAAATATGAAGTGATAGCAGTGGCACGCAATGAAGTTAAGGCATTATCACGGAAATTCAAAAACGCAAAGTTCGGCATTATCAGTCATGGTAAACAGGATAATATATGAATGATTTGTATAAAACCGGCAGTATGATAGAGAATTTTCTATCCATGCTACTTACAAAAGCGAAAATTTCATCAATAATCTCTTTTGATGAAACACCGCTGACGATAAGCAGCGACAGCACGGACATGATTGTTGTAGATGTTCTTAGCGTGAATGATTACGGAGGAGAGGCGAAATGTTCCACCAACATATTCCTCTATGCGAAGTCCACGGACAGTTTGGGATCAAAGCCTGTAAAAAAACTGTTCGATATGGAAAAAACACTATTCTCGGCAATTGATCAATCCAACGACAAGCATTTCGTCATAACAAGCCGTGAACTAATAGGAAAAGAAAGTAAAAATTCCGGAAACTTCTATTGCAATGTGTACAATATCGGGATAACAATAAGGTAAACAGATTATTAACAGGATAACACTTTTAAATTATGGCAGTAAACAATACTGGCGCAACAGCCAAAAAATTTATCAAACCTTCTTACATCGTGGCAACTCTGTTCACTGGTTCTGAAGAAAACGACGTGCCAAAGGGTGATTCTTACATTCTTGAAGATGTAGTTGAAGACACCACTTCAATCGCTCAAGACGATAACGATGTAAACGACATCGAGTGTGAAACTTCCGACAGTCCTATTCTTTCCATCGTGAAACTCGGTAAATACCAATTTACAGCTGAAGTCGCAGATACACAAAAAGATCTGCTAATCGCTCTCATGGGATTTACGGCTGGGATTACTGTCTCTACCAAATACTTTGCTCCTGCTCAATACAAGAAATTGTATGCAAAGATTGACGTAGTGTTTGAGGAAGGCGAAACGATGACAGCATTTGTGGTTCCAAAATTACAACTTAATTCCAAGCTAATGCTTGAATCATTAAACTCCAATATTGGACGTATCAGTCTTGCAGGAACAGCGTATGATGCAAATGTCGCCGATGGAGCAAAGACTATCAGAACTCCGTTTTATGTGGATTCCGCTTATACCCTACCATCGGCAGGATAACCCATAATAGATAAGAAGATTGTTTTACAGGGCGGTAGGCTGGATATGCCGCCGCCCTTCATGCTTATAATCATGGCAGTATATAGAGCAAAGAAAAAAGATACACAACCAAAGAAAGACGCTGTAACAGCTCATACTCCTGTATCCAATGAATCAATGGAACGTTTGGCAAGGATAATGAATGACAGCCCAAGCATTATGAAACTCCACGGTACGGAATGGTGTATCACAGGATTAAAGCCCGGTGTCCAATGGCTCATTGCGGAACAAGCGTGCCGGATTGTCAAAGGAGAGAAACTGAGCATGGGAGATGTTATCAAGGAGTTTGCAGTAAATCTACCAGCAGTGGCACATGTAATAACGCTTGCACTTCTCAATGACAAGGACAGGATATTCTCTGATTATGAGAAAAAAGAACTATCAGATGACTATCACAAGGTCTTTGACCTTTTGATGTGGAGAGATTACGACATAAAGGACTGGGCATTATTGCTCGGTGAAATCCTTAACCTCATAAGCACGGATTTTTTTTTCGAGAGTATCAATGTGATTCAGACCGTGAGGGAGATGACACTGGCGAGGAAGATGAAGAAAACGGAACAAAGCTGATAATATCTCGTACCGAATGGGGGCAGATGATTGATTTTCTGCGCTCCAACACTTGGTGCTCTCGTGAAGAATATTTATGGGGAATGACGGTTGGGCAGGTCCGGTTAAGCTCGTTTGATTTTTCCCATGTAGAATACGGAAACAAGGACAAGAAAAAGAAGAAGATCAGCAAGATAGGTTCGGTTGACGATTTGAAGAATTTGAATGATTTGGGATTACCAATAATCAATAAAGGATAACGATATGGCAAATAACGAAGCAGGGGCATTCCTCAACATAACACCCGATGTATTAAAGAAGTTGGATAGTTTCGATGAGAAGCTGGAGAAGATAGAGAAGCACGCACATACGGCTGCGGATGCATTGAAAAACGGATTTGGCAGTGTGGTAGTAGATACAAGCAAGTTAGAGAATGCTATCACTTCGTTAGCCAGCAAGATAAGTGCGCTGAATACGGCAGGAAAAGTATTTGACAATATAGGAGATTCTGCTCAACAATCAAGCGTGAGAGTTGAAGGTATGTCTTCATCTATTAGCAGCATGGCGCAAACACTCAACCAACTTAAATTCTCTAATTTCTCTATTGAAACATTTTCACCTGAGAATGTTGCTAAAATGCGTGAAGCCGTCAGTCAAATAAAGTCTCAACTAAAAAATAACACCTCTCTTTCTGATAGCGACAAGTCTGCTCTCTCTAAAGAAAAGGCTATGTACGAAGAAAAGCTAAAAGAGTATCAGTCGTTCATCAATATAAAAAACAAGATAGCAGCTAATGCAAATGCGGAAGAGTTGAGACAACAGCAAACCACTTATAGGAAAATGACAAATGTCATGGAATCCTATATGAAAAAGGTTGAAGAACAAAAACAGCGTTACGAAAGCGCAATGAAGAGTATGGCTGATTATGCGGGACAATCTCCAGCACAACGCACATCTGCTATAAACAACACTCTTAGTTTCTCCGCCAATGCAAAAACACTGCAAGACGATGTAGCGGCAATCAAGTTGCTAAAAGAAGCAAGGTTGCAACTTGACAAAACAGACAAAAACTATCAGGCTACATTAAATCAAATAAATTCTGCCATCGCCAAACACAACCAAGCGTTGACGGAAGCAGGAGTTAAATCACAGCAGCTTACTACACGTCATCGCAACCTAATGGATACGGCTGGGCAATTAAGCCGTCAGCTTGCCTTGGTGTTCTCCGTGTCACAGATTGAAGGTTATATCAGCAAGTTGGCAAATGTACGTGGAGAATTTGAATTACAGCAACGTTCCTTGGAAGCTATTTTACAGAATAAGGCACAAGCGGACCAGATATTCAACAAGACCGTCCAACTTGCTGTAAAATCACCATTCCAGATTAAGGAATTGGTTACATTCACAAAACAGCTTGCTGCATACCGTATTGAGAGCGACAAGTTATATGACACGACAAAACGACTTGCCGATGTATCTGCTGGTTTAGGTGTTGATATGGGCAGACTTATCCTTGCTTATGGGCAGGTCAAAGCGGCAGCGTATTTGCGTGGTACGGAAGTTCGTCAGTTTACGGAAGCTGGTATAAACTTGTATGGAGAGTTGCAACGCTATTTTGAAGAAGTCAAAGGCGAAGCATATACCACTGCTCAAATAGTGGATATGATTTCCAAACGAAAAGTAACTTTTGAAGATATTGAGAATATCTTCAAACGGTTAACTGACAGCGGAGGATTGTTCTACAATATGCAAGAAATCCAAGCCGAAACTTTACAAGGTAAAATTTCCAACTTGAAGGACAGTATCGATGTAATGCTTAACTCAATCGGTAAGGCTAACGAAGATACATTGAAAGGTTCTATTGATACCGTAAAAGTATTAATTGACAATTGGGAAACAGTAGTCAATATAGCGAAAGCGTTTGCCCCGATAATCGCATCCATGGCCATCACCGTATGGGCTAAAAAAATAGGAGTGGCAAATGGGGCGATTGGGTTATTTTCAGTAGGTCTTGGCAAAGCAGGCAATGCAATAAAGGCATTCGGGGCAACATTCAAGGCTTCATTCCCATTAATGGCTATTACAGCAGCATTAGGCGTTTTCAATGAATTAATAAAAATACAAGATGAATACAACAAAAGGCAGAAAGAAGCTGAGAACAAATATTACAAAGGAAAAGTAAGAACTTCGGAGATAGAACGTCTTTCTGTAACAATAGACAAAAAAACATCCAAACCGAAAATCAAGGAAGCGTTGAATGCCCTTGTTAAAGAGATGAATAACGAGGGATTTGCAATAGAGATAAAGGCAAATATATCAGAGAATGAAGCAAGAGAACAATATGATAAGTTGTTGCAACAGCATAAGCAATATCTTGATGATATGCTTGTGCTAGATTATAAATACAATACTGACAAGAAAAGCAATTCTATGTTTTGGGAAACCGATGCGGACGAAGCAAACACAAGATTAACAGAATCTTATCAGAGAGCATTAGCGACAATAACCCAGATACGGACAGAATTGGCAAAAGTAGCAGATAAAGGAACTGGATTTATTGCACAAGAAGAGCTTAAAGAATTGGAACTAGGCGTAACAGAATCAGGTTCTTTGGAAGCTATACAAGATTATTATACAAAGCTATTGGATTTTTTAGAGTCAATACAAAAAACATATATTAGTACATCATCTTCATCTTTTGGAATCGTTTCTTCCACTACAACAACCACTTTTGCTGGAATCAAAAGTAATATACTGGAAAATGTTAATGCAATAAAAAACAGCCTTGATTCTTCCAAAAATGAAATGACAGAGAAACTCCGTTCTTTTTTTGATAATGTTTTCAATTTTAAGAACTATGACAATGATGTGAAAGCCGCAATGGTAAACAACTATGCAATATCGCATGGTTGGTCACAAGATTTTGTTCAACAAATTACAGCTCCTATTTATGATATAGACTTCACCAAGAAAAGAGATACAGACAATAATACCGGGCAAGACACTGACACGAAACTACAACGTGACATATTAGCAGAACGCATTTCCCTTATTAAAGAGCTTAACAAGGAATACGAGAAGCTGAATAAGGTAATGGGCAGTGATAAGGCAGCTATAACTGTTATGGAGCGTTATGCTTCACAATTGAAAGATGTTCAGATGCCTAAAAATATCATAGGGGAAGCATTCTTGCCTAATAAGGAAAATACGGCAAAGGCTTTGCAGGAACTTGCAAAGATTATTACTGACTTTAGGAAGAAGATAGGAGCACAAAAAGATGCTAATGTCTTGTTTGACGAAAAGGATGCAGATGATTTTAAAAAGCAGCTAGACAAAACTAAAGATAACATTGAATCCATGTTCAACGGATTGGACTTGCACAAGAAACTGAAAGATGCAGGACTTTCCGAAGCGGAGGTTCAACAGTTGTTCCCCGGACTTGCCAAGACGTTGGACGATGTGCAGAAAGGGATTGAAGCAGAATATCAGAAGAAATTTCCGAAAGGCGAATACCTTATTGCTGATACCGATGCCAACAAGCAATATTTAGCAGACTTAAACAAGCTGAACCAGCAGCGTATAAAGGACAGTCAAGACCTTGTTATCGAACTGACTAAAGCTTATAAAACACAGCTTTCAGATCAGTTGCAGTTAGATATGTGGTATTATAAAGAAAGAAGCAAAATTTATACAAAGGTCTATGATGAACAAACAAAGACGTTTAAGGATGTGCTTACAAAAGAAATGCAAGAACAATACAGCAAAAATTTGAAAGCACAATATGACAAGAAATCGTCTGAAAATACATGGAAGGCATTTAAGGGTACAGATACCTATATGAATATGTTCGACAACTTGGAAAACGTTTCAACAAAAGCCATTGAGAATATGAAAGCCAAACTTGAAACGTTAAAAGAGCAGATGAAGGATCTTGATCCATCCCAGCTAAAAGAAGTGATGAACTTCTACAACAAAATGGATGAACAACTTTTTAAGAGAAGTCCTCTGGAATCGTTCTTAAAATCGTATGAAAAAATTAAAGAACTAAAGTCACAAGGTATAACAGAAGAAGGGCTTCTACAAAGAATTGCTGAGAATGACATTGAAAATACAAATTTACAACAGCAAATATCTGACCTTAATACGATTATAGCACTAAAAAAAGAATCTATTGAAAAAGATTCTGTTGAATCATCATTTATTGAAAAAAACAAAGATCTTTATAACCAATCTATTTCCGTATTGGAAAGCATGGTTAAAGCAAAACAAGACACGATAAATGACAACAATAAGGAGAATGAAAATGCGAATAAGAATTTAAAATACTTCAAAGATGCAAGAAGCAGCCTTGAATACATGAAATCCGCCTGGGATTCTGTAAGAAATGCGGGACGACAGGCAATGGGAAGCATAGTGTCTATCCTTGAAACAATGGGAGAAGACACCGATAGTACAAGTATGAGGTTGTTAAACATGGTCGGAACTATTGGGGATTTAGTTATACAGGCAGTAATGTTTCAATTGCAATTAGGACTTTGTACAGAAGCGGCAAAAGAGATGGGTGTTGCCATGAATGCTGCATTAGGACCAATTGGATGGGTACTAATTGCATTACAAGCTGTAGCCACCATTCTTTCATCTATATTCGGCAACCATGACAAAGATTTACAAAAAGAAATAGAAGAACATGAAAGAAAGATAAAGAAGCTGGAACGTGAATACGACAAGCTAAAAGAGAGTATAGACAATGTATGGGATATAACAAAGCTACAAGAATATGGGAATGAACTTGATGAGAACATAAACAAACAGATAGTATCTCTCAATGCCATGATAGCCGCCGAAAGAGACAAGAAAGATACTGACTGGGATAAAATAAACGAATGGCAGGAACAGATTGAAGATCTTAGGGATACTTTGGCTGACAGTGCTAATGACATGATAGCAGAACTTGGCGGTGTAGGCTCCGATGAAAATTTCAAAACATTGGCTGAGAATTTTGCATCGGCATGGTTGGAAGCATTTCAAGAAACAGGGGATGGCTTATCTGGACTTCAAGACAGTTTTGATGATTTCATGGAAAATTATGTGAAACAACAGATACTTCTAAGATTATCTGACAAGTTCTTAAAACCTATGTTTGAAAAATTTGACAGTCTAATTGCAACAAGAACAGATATGGAGCAAGAGGATCAAGAAAGGTATTTTGAACTTCAAGCCCAAATAACCAAGCTAAGAAACACAGCCAATAATTCGGTTGTGAAAAGTGTCGCAAAAAAGGCAAATGCTGCTGCTGATGAGATAGAGAATAGTGAGGAATACAAAAAGCTTCAAGAGGCATGGACGGATTTTTTAAAGCCGAATGATATTAATACCGAAGCCATCAAAGACTGGTCTGACAAGATGAAGGAAGTGTTTGGTGAATATAACGAGGCAGCAGAAGAAATTTTTAACCAAATAGGATGGGAACCCGGAGGTAAAGCAAATCTGTCCGCTCTCACCCAAAGCATACAAGGTATAACAGAGACTACTGCCGAGGCACTTGAGGCATTACTAAACTCTATCAGATTCTTTGTAAACCAGCAAACTACTGATATAACAGCTATCAGAAATCTGTTAGAAGCTCGATATAGTTTAGAATCACAAGCTGAAACAAACCCCATGCTAATTGAATTGAAAGCGCAGACGGGATATTTGGAGATTATTTCAGATAGAATAGACCGTGTATTCGCACCAAATTCAAATTCAAGGGGAGCAGGACTAAGAGTATTCATAAGTGACTAATTAATTTAATACATTTAAATAATCATTCTGATGGTAAGAGATAGTATAACGACCCAAGCCATACCGGGTGGCTTCTCCGTAATAGTAAGCGGTTTTATAGCAGAATCATTGGAGCACATGATACCTTGGATTATTGTATCATTTGCAGTAGTGATATGTGATTTGGCTTTTGGAATAAGGAAAAGCCTTTTAATGGGCGAAAAGGTTCGTTTCTCTAGTGCAATACGCCGCACAATGGGTAAACTTGTAACCTACTTCGCCTTTGTTTGTATGGTTGTCATGATAAACATTGCATCCGGCAGCAAATGGGATATAGACATATACTCCTGTTTGTTAGTTTGCTTCATTGAATTTTGCTCTATCATATCAAATATATTGAAGCCCAAAGGATACAGCTTTAATATGCTTAAGGCGTTAGGTCTGTTTGGTAAGAAGGTGCTTGATGTAGAAAAAGAGGATATAAATGAAATAATAACAGAAAATAAAAAGGAGGAAAAGAAATGAGTTTAATTGATTTTATTTTTATTGCGCCTTTTGCACTTTATGCCATAATCTACGCATTTTCGGTAAAAGAATCCTGTAATTCCGATGAATCCATAGAAATATGACGTGCATTTAAGCGCTATTCTTAATACATATTCATGCCCGTTTAAATAGCTTTCTGGCGAACGCAGTAAAAGAAATGCAGCTGTCAATGTTGGCATAATAAGTATAGGTATTTCCATATTAAACCTGTATCGGGAACAAACGGAGCATAAACATAACAAACAAAAAGAATAATAAATAGATAATGTAGACGCAGATATGGCAAAAATTACTTGCAAATAAAGCTCTAAGGATTTAAAAGCAGGTATGTATAAATACATTATAGTAAATATTAATGGTAGTTGGATGAGAAAAGCACTGAACACATTTTTCTGTTCAGGAGTATAGCTTCTAATAAGTTCTGATAAGTCCATATTTTTTGCGACAAAAATAATAGTAATTTTATAATTTAAAGATAAGGAGGAAAAGAAAAATGGCTAATATTGAACATTTCATACCATTTCTTATAAAATGGGAAGCTGGTATAAGTAAGAAAAGCAATGAAACCAATGAGTCTCTTTTTCAAAGAGCAAGAAAAACAGGATGGGCTGATGATCCCGATGATTTAGGAGGACAAACTATGGTAGGTGTGACAATGGCTACCTATGAGGAATATTGTCGTAGAAAAGGTTATCCAAAACCTACGACCGGAAGGTTGATGGATTTGTCATATAACGATTGGAAAAGTATCTTGAAGATGTTGTATTGGGATAGATGGAATGCGGATGAAATAAGAAGCCAAAGTATAGCAGAGATAGTATGCGATTTTGTATGGGCTTCTGGGGTACATGGTATCAAAATACCGCAGGATTTGGTTGGTGTGATTCCTGATGGCATTGTCGGACCTAAGACACTCGCCGCAGTAAATTCCCGTAATCCCCGTGAATTGTTTGATCAGATCAAGATTGCACGGTTTGATTTCATCGAGGATATATGCCGGAAACGCCCAGCAAACAACAAGTTCAAACGTGGTTGGATGAACCGTATAAATGATATAAAATTTGAGGAATAACATAAAACAATAAGGCGTTCTTTGACATGATGGGATTGTAGTAGAAAAAAAGTTATCATTTTACTTGTGTAATAGTAGAATAATAGTTATCTTTGTGGCGTTAATCCATGCAACTAACAATAGTTGTTTCAGTGAAACTAATTTTTTTAGAAATGAAAGTTTTAAAAGTAAAAGTTGTAATGACTATCTTGGAAGCGAATGGATGGATACATGTTCGGACAAGAGGGGACCATTGGATTTATAGAAAAGAGGGTGAGGCTCGTCCTATCCCCGTTCCTGGGAATCCCAATGATGATCTTGCTATCGGAACATTGAAATCAATATTTCGGCAAGCCGGAATAACGGATGAGGACTTGAAGAATTATTGAACGTCCATTAAGGGGCAGGGTAATTTAACCCTGCATCCTTTTATTGGATTGGGAATGATAAAATAACCCTTAAAAAATAAGAGATATGAAAACTTTAACTGTAATCATCGAACGCACAGAAAATAACTATTCTGCTTATATAGAAGGCGTTGATGGTGTTGTGGTGACAGGACAAAGTGTAAAAGAGATTAAAAGAAACATTATTAGTGCTATCGACGCGCTAAAAGATGAATGCAAGGAATTTGGTGGCGAAATTCCGGAAGAATTGGAAGGTGATTACTCTTTAACATTCAAAATGGATGTGAAATCAGTTCTGGATTTTTATTCCCATGTTTTTACAAAATCCGGATTGGAGAGAATTACGGGAATAAATCAAAAACAGCTATGGCATTATGCTTCTGGTAATAGAACTCCAAGACCGGAACAAGCTTTGAAATTGGAAAACGCTTTGCATGATTTAGGTGAAGAATTATTAGCAATAAACTTATAAGTTCCAACGCTTCCAAGAGCTTGAACTTTCTCAATGGCAATCCCATCATTTCTTAGGGGTTGCCATTTTTTTATGTAAAGAATTTAAGTTATGAGACAAAGGATCTATATATGGATTGCAGTAGCGATAGCATTGCTATTGGTACTTATTTAAATACAATAATATGAAATGGCTTCCTTATATATTAATAATTGTACTCGCTTTCGGTTTAGGATGGTTTGTAAAGCCATCCCCCGAAGCAGTTATAGAGGCAAGAGTAGATACGGTATTCAGCACAAGTATTATTGTAAAGAGAGATACGGTAAAGTATTATCTTCCTTCCCCTGTACTGTGCTGGCATGATGGTGATACAATCCATGTAGGAGACACTATTCTTCCTGTTGAGCAGAAGATATACAGAGATAGTGATTACATCGCTTATGTGAGTGGTTACAGACCTAACCTAGATAGTATCTATGTTTGCTCCAAAACACTGACAGTAACGAATGACATCTATCACACGGTTAAGATAAAACCTAGAAGATGGGGACTGGGGATAACTGCCGGTTATGGATTTGGTAAGGATGGTTTTTCTCCTGCGGTTGTCGCAGGAATAAGTTATAGAATATGGTAATCAACAGAAAGGAGGTGCAAGATGAAATAGTAACCAGAATGCCACAGGTAGAAGCGTGGCACATAATAGAAAAACTCATTTAACAAAAGTAATTCTTTCAGGGGCTTAGAATCAAAAAAAAGCCCCCAACGCTCATATTAATATTGCCACATAAAAACATGATAAAAGCATAAGACACTGCACGTTGGAGGCTAAATATCTTCAACAAAATGTCTTATGCTTTGTTCATCGATATATCTTGTTTTATGTGGCATGGCAAAGATAAGAATAAAAAATTAGAAAAAACATGTGCAAGTCAGAAATCTTTGCCAAAATAATTAATATTGTTTCAAAAGAAACAGAAGTGTCTGTAGACCAAATATTATCGTCTGATAAGAATATGGAAACAGTGGATGCCCGGTATCTTCTTGTATTTTTTCTTTTCGAAAGCGGTATGTACCCTTCACAAATAGCCGCTCATATCCATAAGACTAAACGTGCTGTCAACTACATGATATCCAATTTCCATGAGAGGATGGAGAGTGGGAAAATGATGAGAATATATTGGGACGATATAAAGAATTTGTTGGGAAACAACTGATTTTCCATGAGTTATGATCTATATACTTTTGTGCACGGTCGATTTTGACCGGATACAAAATACAAATACTTATGGAACGAACTTATGTTTTTAACCAAGACGGTGGAACCGGCGCAAACAATGGCCTGCTTGCGTCCATTCTTCCGTCCTTGCAGAACCGTGGAATTGACACTGGCTATCTGATGGGGCTGATGGGAGGAAACGGAAACGGAGGTTTCTTCGGAAACAATGGCGGTTTTCAGGACATCATCGCATTGATTGTGATTGCAGCCATCTTCGGTAACGGGAACTTCGGATTTGGTGGCAACAACAACCAAGGAGCGAACGAAGGAAGAGAAATGATCATGCAGACACTTAACCGAAACGGTGTCGACATTGCAGCATTAGCACAAGCTGTGAACACATCATCAGACCAAATCCTTGCCGGTATTAACTCTGTATCACAGGCTATCTGCGGTCTCGGCAACCAAATGGGCCAGAACACCAACAGTATCCTAACTGCGATCATGCAAGGTAACAACGCTCTGACATCTCAGATCTGTAGCTGTTGCTGCGATATGAAACAGCTTGTAACCACACAGGGATACGAGAACCAGCTTGCAATGTGCAACCAGACTAACACATTAGTCAACACTGCTAACCAGAACACATTGTCATTGCGTGATGGTGCGACAGCCAACACGAATGCCATCCTTGCCAAACTTGACGCTATTCAGAATCAGGCATTGCAGGACAAGATCGCATCTCTTACTGCGGAAAAGGCTACTTTGACAGCCGAAATCTCTCAGCGTAACCAGAACGCCACTATCCTGAGTGCGGTAGGACAACAGATCGCTCCTTTAGCAGCCGGATTGCAGGCATTGCAGAGCGATGTTGATGGTATAAAATGTAAATTACCTAACACTGTCCCGGTACAATACCCTAATATTGTAGGTGTGAACGTGGATACATATCGTGCCGCAGCATACGGTGCTTATGCAGGTGATGCTGTATATGGCCGTGGTGGTTACGGATGCGGTTGCAATAACTACTGGGGTTAATCCGGTGAGAAAGGAGGTAGATATGTGGCCTAACTTTTTTACAGGATTTCCGTTCCCGTTTCCCTCCCTTGGCAGAGTGAATTACAACACTCTTCCTACGGTGGCTGTAACAGTCGGTACTGAGAATGTGACTTTGGAGCTTCCTAACCATGCGTTCCGCAACAGGGATTATGTCGGAGGGTTCTATGTCAATCTTCGTCAGGCGATCCCTGCCGGCACGACTGCCACGCTGCCTATATTGATAGGGACCAATGGGGATACAAGACCGTTGTTAGCTTACAACAACGAGCCTATTACGGTTGCCAACCTTGCTGGAACCGGTATCTATGAGATTCACTACAACAAGTATACCAATGAATTGTATCTTGTTAATGGAGGATACAGACCGACAACGGCGCCGGCTTCTACAGCAGAGACCGCTTCTTTACGGAGCAAGTAATAATTAACATGGAGTTTTGTGGTGGTTTCCCAAATGGAAATAGCCACACTCCTTTAAAATCAAACAATCATGTTTCAGAACTTACGAGTAAACAGTACATTATATCTTCTTCACAGAGGTGCAAATCCAAGTTTGGAATGTGGGCAGGTCGTTAACGTAAGCCCTATAAAAACCATATATAAGACTGTTCCCAACATGCCTTATCCACAGCCGGTCCAAGTTATTGATTTTGTCGTGAATATAAACGGACAGAATGTTAATTTGCAAGAGATACCGGCTAATGCCAATATTGCCGATGATGCTAAAACAGGGATGCTGATTACAGGATCAAGAGACGAGATGAATACTGAGGTCCTTACCATGAAGCAGAAAAGTGAGGACGTTTTAAAAAGTGTGGAATATCATCAGAACTTTCTTAGAGTATGTGACCAGATGCTTGCCATGCTTAATCCAGAATTTGCAGCCAAGCAACAGCAGGAGCAGGAAATATCCGCATTGAAGGGGCAAATGTCCAATATGGATAAAAACATGCAGGAAATGAGCAGAAATATGGCTGACCTCATTGCACAGAATCAGAAGTTAATGGAACAGCTCGGAGTGGTTGAAACATCCAAAACAAAGAAATGATTATGGGAATGTGGGAAATATTAGAAGAAGGGCGTGACGATTACGGACGCGGCTTCGGTATGAGAGGTGACGAGGTGGAAGAAGCCTACAAGGAAGGCTGCCGCCACGGTTACGAAAAGGCCATGAGAGAGATTCATGGAGACATGGGCTTCCGTGATGGCGGAAGAAATTATTCAGGATCAGGTATGGGAGAACGCAGATATCCCGGCTATTTCCCTGAATATCCCCGCATGGATGACATGGGAGAACGCAGACGCAGACGCGCCAACGGTGAGTTTTATTAATGGTGGAGGGGTGGAATGCCCCTCTTTTTAAACAAAGGTTATGGAACAGAGATTGGATACATACAGCAGATTCCCATCTGGCATGAGGGAATATCTGGAAGCATACGGCTTTCATTTCAGCAAGAAACTTTATGAATGGGCCGTCTCAAAAATGAAAGTGAAAGACGAAACCACGGGTAAAGAAAAAAAGTTGGAGCCGTGGAGCAAAGATGAAGTGGACGATATGCTGAAAGCGAACGGAATTACCATTGAGCACGACAAGGGTTATGACGTTGCTTATGTCGCAAACATGCTGAAAGCGGATTTCTATAAAAAATCATTGGTTGACGAGGCACATTTGTGCAAGCATATAAAGTGTTACCTTGATGATATTGATGGCGATCCTTGCAGGGCGTTTGACGAGTTCTTTGCCACCTGTATAGGTAAAGGGATTCCTGTAATCTGGTCGGATGTGATATGATTGTTCAGGAGTTCTACATACCAAAATATGGGGACTGGCACGTCAAAGTGTATTATGCGGTACACACCTATTGGGCGGATCGGATCATTATGGACCTGTACCGTATAGGATGCAGGGGGGATTCCCTCAAGCGTGCGTATCGCAATCTGACTGAAGGCAGAATGAATACCGGTCTAACCTATTCGGACTACAGGAGAAGAGAGACGGTAATGGTTATCTCACTAACCTCCACTCCCGAAGAGTTTCAAAATTCGTGGGATCACGAAAAAGGTCATTTGTGCCGGCATATCTCCAAGGCTTTCGGGATTGATCCCTATGGTGAGGAAGCGCAGTATCTTAGCGGATATGTGGGGCAGAAGATGTTCCCGGTAGCGAAGAAATTTTTATGCGAACATTGCAGAAAGGGACTGGAAAAATAATAATCGAACAGAAGCGTTCTTTGACTTGTTGGAATTACCGTTTAAATTGTTAAAAAATAGAGATTCATATATAGTATAGCAGTAATTTGTTTTCTTTGCAAAATAATATATGTAAAAGCATGACGTACTATATATGGTTTGACGAAAGTGATAAGGAAGGAGAGTTCTACTCAAATTTCTATGGAGGTATTCTTATAAAATCTAAGGATTTCGGCAATGTATTGCAGATGATGAAATACAAAGTTGAAGAATTGGAGCTTACCAACGAAGAAATCAAGTGGCAGAAAGTGAATCAGTATACGTATGAAAAATATTGTTCATTGGTTGATTTCATATTTGATTTGCTCGAAAACGACTTAATAAAGATTCGTATATTCTTTAGAAATAATCAATACGTCCCAGTAGGATTAACGAGTGAGCACAAACGCAATGGATTCTCGTTTTTATATTATCAGTTTATAAAACATTCTTTTGGATTGCAATATTCTAATCAGACAAAAGAAGACATAACATTGAAATTGTTTATTGACGACATTCCAATGAAAGGACCAGATAAAGCCAAATTTGAAGAATACTTGTATAGACTGAATAATGATTCAGGTTTTAAGGAAGCAAAAATTAAATTACGATATGGAGATATTCAAGAAGTTAATTCAAAAAAACATATACCACTTCAATTAATGGACTTGGTATTAGGCTCTATTTGCTTTAGATTAAACAATAAACATAAAATCAAAGACCCGATAACGAATAAAAGAGGAAATAGAACCAAATTAAAAGAACTTCTTTTTAAGCGTATAAGTAAAAGAATAAGGATATTACGCCCTAATTTCAATATAGGAGAAAGCACAGGTATTTCTTACCCATCTGATAGATGGGACTATCCATATAGCCATTGGAGTTTTAAACCTAGCAACTATAATAGGGATATGAACCAATCTAAAGGTGCAAAAAAAAGATAACCCCCATACATCTACACTAGTGAGCTACGGTCAACGTAGCCTTTCAATGTATCAAGGGCTATCTTCATGGCGCAAAGATAAAATTAAATATTCAAAAACGCAAAATAAAGTAACTATTTAACATTAAGCGGTAATTCCCAACGGTTTTACCGCTTTTTTTATGTTAACAGAATATGGAAGAAGATAAGTTGAACATATTGCTTGAGCAGGCTGATGATGTGCCTCACTGGTATTTCTGCCGTTTGCTTGCTGTGATGCGATGGAACGTATAGAGAGGTGGATATATAGACTGATACCCTTTGTCGTGTTGGCAAGGGTGATATCGTTGTGCCTGTAATTCCCGTTTTTTCTATCCCCAAAAAGATTAAAGAAAGACCAAGGATATTTCCCCTAGCTTTATGAAAGTTCGCATTTGAAAACCCCTAAATCTTTAGTTTAGCGGTAGTTCACTCTATAACCAGATAATAAACCTCTCTATCAGCGTCTGAACAAGTGAATGTCGGCTCATCGAAGAAGTTCATGTTTAAATGTGCTTTAATAAATTTGTCCTTCCCGTCAGAATCCAACAGCATCAATGTTTTGCCTACTGTTTCAAGTTGTTTCTCTGACATATACGACTTCCAATAGTCAGCACGTGATTCATATCCTTCACAAGGTTGGTTTGAATAATATTCAAGTTCTGATACTATATCACCGACCTTCATTTCTTGCACTTCGTTTTCGTTTCCTGAATATCCGAAGTAGAACCAATATATTTTCTTCCCTTTCAGTTTCTTGGCTTCTTCAACTGTTAGAACCTTTGCTTCTCCGTTCTCTATTCTATGTATAAATTCGTTCGCTTTCATAACCTTATTTTTTTATTACTGTGTAAAACGGTGCTTCCATCCCTACTTGACAATACGCCGTTCCTTCTTCGTCTACCCAAACAGCCTGTCCGTAGCTACTGTCAGGGTGATTGGTTGTGGCGGTTACTTCTACTTCTTCACCATTCACATTGTTTTTCAATATCGCTTTCATCATTAGTGATTTAGTTTATTTATTTTTAAAATCCGTATTCTTTTAAAATATTCATTTCACGTTCTTTCTCATAATAAAAAGTATGTACTTATCCGTGTCGTGCACAACTCTTATAAGTTTAATATAAACATTCTTCAACCTCAAACTCTGCTTTCTCTTCCCAGTCAAAAAAATCTAAATTCTGTTCATCCTCTTCTGTCAAGTAGTAATATGCGCGTATCCTATAGCCATCAATCTCAATAGGGGCTTCAGCCCACAGACTTAGACCTTCATGTAGCGGATCAACTACACAGCTTGTAGGCTCTGCACCAGTTGATATTGCCTTATCTGCTACGTCTTTCCCAAATCTATCTACTATTTCATTATATGTATATATTTTCATATATTTGCCCGTCATGCCGATAGCTAAGCGTTATTTGTTTGCAAAATTATCGTTTATAAATCAGTAATTCGTTTCACAAAGTATGTTTTAAAGCATACTTTGGGCATATTCAGTGCGTCTATTAATCTTAGTCCGTAGGGCAGTTAGGCGATTCCGGGTAAAGGGCAGCCCGGTCTTTGTCAAAATACCCCTTGCGTTCAATCGTTCAACTACCTTGTCAATGTCTTGCGGAGTATTGCAGCCTTCCAACATGGCGGCTATCATATTGTTCTTTTCATCGTTCATCGCTTCCTTTCTTCTCTTTTCCCCGTTCGCCTTACCGCCTTTTGCCTGACCTGATGTAGTACCGCCTAAAGAGGTGCATTTGTTTCCAGCTTTGGAAATGAAATAACCGTTTTCCTCAATTTGTTTTTTCTTTACTTCCAATGCTGATTTAGTTCGTTCCTGTATAAGTTCTTTTTCCAGTTGGGCGGCAAAAGAAAAGGCAAACAATATCATTTCGTCCATTGCCTTTATATTACCGCAATCTAAATCAATACCCATTTGAACAATTACAAGACGTATTTTACGCGGTTTTAGTTCATCATTGATAAGTTTGTTTAAGTCGCTCATAGAACGCCCCAAACGGGAAATTTCGGCTACGATTAGCATATCTCCATCCTCTAGTAATGGAAGTACCTCAGTTCCTAATTTCCGTTTTTTGTAGGTTACTCCTCCAGAGATTCCTTCTTCTGTCACTACTATATCAGCTTTCAAACCGTTTCTGCTTAACCACTCTTTCACAGTTCTATTCTGCTGCTCTAATGTTTGTTTATCCGTGCTGACACGTCCATATTCAATCACTTTCATATAATTAAATTTTAAGTTATATTTTGCTCCGCCCGTGGAACTCGCACCACTTGCAAGGCTTGAACTTTTGGCGGATAGTTCGGATTAAAAACCGTTGTTCCCTGTCAGCTCCTTACCTACTCCAACAGCTAACCAAATCAAAATGCAAATCATGAACATATTATTTCCTCCTTAATTAAATTTATTCGTTTATTCTTATCTATCGCCTACCCGGCAGCCGTATTACTGCCGGGGCATTATAACATGAACGTTGGTCGTACCTCAACGTGCGCCTATGCTAATTGTGGCAATATATCCTTAATTTATCCGGTTATTAATTCGCCGTTTTGACCTATCCAAAGCATTGCGTCTTGTCCGTTCCAGGAAAAATCAAATGCTTTATTTACTGGGTTGTATATACCTTCTAAAACAGTCCCTTCTTTTAAACCTCGAATTTCAGCCAGGCACCAATATCCAAAATCGGTCGTAACTTTAACTATTGCTTTAGCTTTTATTGTTTGCATGATTATTTTTAAATCAAATGATACTTACAAGTTTTTCAAATGAATACACCCCACGAAGTTTGCCTAATTCTTCTTTATGCCGTAATGTAACACGCCACGGGTGAACTATTTCATTATTTATATTCATTTCTGGATAACTTTCTTTATCCCCTTTGACCCTCATCATTTTAACGCAATAGTTGTTGGAATGTACTTTCCATGTCTTTTTATTTTTAAGTTAATAAATAGTTCCCGGCGGCGGTGTTGCTCCGCCTTCCCACATTGGTTAATCTTGTTCTATCGTCCACTCTTTTTTTACAAAGCCTTTAAAGTTGCCAAACGATTTTCTAAACGCTGCTAACGCTTCTTTCTTCGTTTTACCGTAATAGCAATAACGCGCCCCGGTGTAAAACTCTACTGTTAACTTATATTCTTTCATATCCTTTAAAATTTATCTGATTCATCACTTTTGTTTATAAATTCGCGTAGCTTATCCCTGTCGGTGCCGGAAATGAATATCACAGCACCGAATAACAAAACCAACAAAACCATATTCAGCTAATTAAATGACCGTCTTTAATCGTCCGTTACCATCCGTAAACCCGTTAAGTATTTCCGCCTCTTTTTCGGCTTCTTCCTTAGTCGGATAGCATTCTATTATACAGTTGTCCAAATTATCTAATATTCCGTAATATCCAAGATTTAACGGTTTGTCCTTGACGGTGTAACGCTTTCCCTTTACTTCCTTCTCATAAAATTCCACTCCTTCAGCAAGCGGGGTATAATATGATGAAACGCTAAGCGTGCCCGATTCTATTTTGTCGTTGAACTCAATTATACCGGGTAAATCGTTTTTTAAACTGCTTTCCAGACTTACACCGTCATAGGTTACGCCGTACTTGCGTTCCTTATCCGTGTACACGTTGAAAACATCGCCCGGTTGTATGTCTGCACGTACTTTCGTGCTGGTTATGATTCCAGCCCCTTCAATGTTGTAATAGCGCACACCGTTAAAGTTGTCCGTTTCGGTTAGATGGATATTTTCAAGCGGTAACGCTTCGTCAGTGTTTTCGTCCGCTTCTTTTTCGCTCTTTGCAGGTGCGAGCAATTCCCGCACCTTGTCCGTTTGCTTCTTGCTGAATATCCATCCGGCACGCTTTTCACCGTTGTAGTTTAAAGACGGGTTAAAGCGTCCGCCTAATTCCTTTAATTGCTCTTTGATCGCCTTCGTATCGCCAAACACCGCAATAGCTTTTTCGGAGTAGTCCACAACCTCGATACCTTCAACCGTCGCGGATTTAACTTCTTTGGCTTCCTCAACTTTTTCAACCTTAACGTTGCTTTTCTTTGCTTTCGGTTCTATAACCTTATATTCATCACTGACTTCTATATGGATATAGAAATTAGTATCGAAATAGTCTTGCATACCGTCCGAATCATTATAGCGAAAAGAACTAGCGTAATTTGATACAGCATTTAGCGCTGCGAATACTTTCGGCGTTAACTCGTCTTCCCATGCCTTCACGCTGGACATTGTGGACATATAACCACGTTCCGCGCTTCTTGAACCTTCGACAAAGGGAACACAAGGACCGGATTTTAATTCGATATACATTGAATCAGTGTACATGCTCCATTCAGAGCGAACAGAGAATTTAAAGTCCGGGAAATTCTTCTTTGCATAGGATCTAACCTTTGCAGCTATTTCCTTAGTACTTAACTTGCTGTCATAGTTTGAACCAGCCCAACCGTTTGCGGTGTAGAAATTCATTGCTTTCATATCTTTTTCTCCTTATATTATTCTTCTTATTAAATGCTTCGTATATAATCAGTATACGCGTATAATATAACCTCGCTTGCTATAATAGACTTGCCTACGTCTACGTTCGCGTTCGTACGCTATTCGTTCCCTCCTGCATTCTTCTTTAAATCTTCGTTCCTCTCTTTCACGCTCCCTTGCTGCCATTACAACGACAAACACGATCCAGAAAATACCATATAACAACCCATAAGCCAAAGCAAAGGTAGAAGAAAGCAGATAAATAGGAATTAACCAACCTGCTACTATTATCAATACTGCTAAAGTCTTCATAATGATATAATTTAAATTGTTAATAATTCAACCTTATAGCGTGATTAATAGCCTACTAATACCAGATACAGACTATACACTCAATAGCTGGATGCTATCGTAATATCAGCAAACCAAAAAAAATAAATGGAAGAATATTTGCAAGAATCAAAATAGAAAAGTACCTTTGCCCCGTGTGATAGGAATAGGATACTTTAGTATCTTGATCCTTTGAGAGTCTTAATATTCCAGTATTAAGGCTCTCTTTTTATTCCATCTGTCAATATATCATGTATCACGCTTGCCTAATCAATGGATCTACTACCTATATCGTAGTGTCGTATCTCTCATCTTTCAACACTGTAAAATTACAAAATTATTATCATATAAACAAAGAAAATCGCACTTTTTTTGTGTTGAATTTTCACAGATAAATAGGCTTTATAGCATACGCTTATCACTTGATATTATGCGATATAGAAGCGTTTTATTTTGATTCTCACAATGTGCCGTACTTACCACTCTGCCTTATATCGCCCTTATTAAAGCCGTCAGCAACGAATCAAACGAGCGTTAAAAGCCGTTGTAAGCATACCCCGCCCCCTGATCAGCCAGCCAGCCGACGACAACCGTCCTCTCCCGATTTTTTTTAATTTTTTTCTGAATTTTCACGTCTTGCAGTGTTGCAATATTTCGTATCTACAACATAATTTATTATGTAAAATAATATTATTCATCATTATATCAATATTCATGTTTTGCGTTGATGCTTTCCTATGCAGATTGCTTTTATTCCCCTTTGTTTATTTAAATAATCAAAGGGAGTGAGGTGTTCGCTGTGCTCACTCTTTCTTTATGTTACTTTCTTTCTATGTATTTTGGATTAGACATTTTTCCTTTATTTATATAGGGTATGTCTAATATGCAATGATGTAGTACTATGCAATACAAAGTACAGATATCAATATTACAAATATGCTTTTACTTTTAAGATTAAAAACTTAATATTGAAACGGATTTAAATATATCATAGTGATAAATATTAAAGTAAAGCTTTAATATATGAATTTAATTAATTATATTTGCGTGTATTATAATATTATAATATGAGTGACTATAAGTTTTATATGATGCGTTACGGTGAGCTTGGTGCCGTTTGGAAAGACTTGGAAACGGGTTTCCCCGGATTGCGGTATAAAGAATGTACAGGTCTTAATTCGTATGGAGAGCCTACAAATATGTATGCAGAGGATTTTGCCGAAACAAGTAAGGCGGAGGTGTATGTTTCCAGCACACCGGCATACAAGCAGCCAACTATAAAACTGACATTGATATTCTTGGAGGATGATACCAAGGATGATAAGTCTTACCGTGACTTTATGGCTTTCATTACTGGCTCCAAGATTGCCTACCGTGATACAGCGAGGAAGAGAAAGGTTCTGATGTACCTTTCAGGAGCCACAGAGCCTAAAAGCGACACCCTTTACGGGCAGAAATACAAGGAAGTGACGTTTACGTTCAAGAACGTTTACGGACATTCCTTCGGATATGACGAAACTTTTCCTAACGAATAAAATTAAATTCTATATTGCTATGTTTTTAGAAACAGAGACCTTATCAGAAGCATTGTCTTTCGCCAAGCTGAAAGACTTGCCAAAGAAGTTCAATCCCGAACTGGGGCTTACTTGGATATTGGCTATCGCTCTTATCAAAAAGAAGAACCTCATGAATGCCTACGCCATTGTGGAGCAGAGGGCAGACGGACTTATCCAGTACAAGAAGACATTCGGACGGCTTTCTCCTATTGATGGGCTTATTTCCATCCATCCGTATATGTACGTAGATGAAGAAGCGTTGGGAATGGCTATGAAAGCAAACAGACGAACTATCGCCATGCACTATGCTGGCTATGCGGATGAAATCATTGACTCGGACGATGAAAAGTTCAAGGCGTACCAGTTGCAGTACGCTATGGATATGCAGAAGCTGAACATGAACCAAGAGAAACCTAGATTCGGGAAGTCTGTTGTGGAGGAAGCGGAGGAAACGGTTAATCCTGTGATTGAGGAAAAATTAAAAGAGAACGAAACCATTGCTACCATTCAAGATGAGGGAGAGTGTATTATCGAGGTTGAGGATGCCAAGACGGCTTTCAGACCGAAGAGAGGTAGAAATGCTAAGACGGAGGAATAGGTATGGGCGCATTTATAGCAAGACAACCTAACGGGTTACTTTGCCGTTGGAGTAGTGTGGTTGATAATATCACTCATTACAATATGAGCGATGAAGATTATATCGAATATTGTGCCGAGTGTGCGAGAAAGGAAGCAAGGTTAGAATTGCGAAACTCTTGTTTTGTCAGACCGTTCTCTGAGATTCTTGAAAAACGAGATGGAGACTTGGTGCTTCAATGTATTGTAGTAATTGAAAATCAGCAAGATTACACCAAAGAGGAAGTCGTTAAAGCTAAAAATGAAATGAATCGTCTGAAAGCCGAGTTTGATAAGTATGTCAAGGAAATGAGTGAAAGGGTGGAGGAATAAACATGAAAAATACAACAAGAACCTATTTTATCGCCAAATGCGGTAATAAATACCTGTATGAATGGTCTGAACCTCAATTTACATCTTATACGTGGTATGATACTCCTACTAAATTCAACACAAAAGAGGAATGTTTGCAAGCCGCAGGTTCTGCTATGCGAAATTCAGAGAAGCCGAATGAACGTGTAGTAATTAAAGAGTTAAGAGAAACGATAACTACTGATGTTGTAAACGAAGAAATATTGTAATTATGGAAAAGAACAAGAAACAACAAGGATTTGAGTTCATCATCAAAAAAAGTGATGTGTTGGAGAGAGAAAACTTCGGCTCGTTTGAGATTGTAATCACGAAAGGATATGCCTGTTTTAAGAACTACACAGGATTCCGGGTGTTCACTACTCCATACGCAGTAGGATTGGACGGTGTGGCACATGAAACATCCCTGTATGCTTGGTTGAAGTACATGGTGGACTTCAAGAAGTCAATCAAAGGCAAGGAGAATGAAATGTTCGGGGAAACTACTTCCACCAACAAGGAGTTCTTGGACGGTATGAAGGTGCTTACAGAAGCGAACCTTGTGAAGCCTATGACCGTGTTTACTGACATAAATGAAGCGCAGAAAGAGGCTGAAAACTACATGAAGTGGATGGAAGGTCAGATGAAGGATTTGGATAAGGCTATGAACACTACGCCGCCTGAAGAGGATTTGAAAACTAATGCGGAATTTGAACAGAAGGCTATCATGGCAGAAGAAACGAAGGAGATGTTTGACAATGGAACTGAAACCGAGAAAGGACAGGTATAGCCCCGATAATATCTACCGTATCTATATCAATATTGGGAACCATCCCGGTGCAAAATGGGTTTCTTTCAAGGACAAAGAAACCGGAGAGGTCACTAAGGGGGTATTCTTGCCGGATTGGGAAACTGGTGGGATACGGATAAGAAGAGGATATCTTAGATTTGAAATTAATGCGATTCCGATAAAGGGATGTATGAATACCCATATACTTATTCCTGCTGTTAATAAAGAAGTTGATTGCGGTCTTGGAATAAAGAAAAGCAGTAAGCAGACATATTTTAGTAAGAGCGTTATAGGGAATATGTATGTATGCGGAGAAATACTTAATGAAGACCAAAAGAAAATCATAGAGAAGTATGTCAGAAGAAAAAGATTGCTTAAAATCGGACGTTATAAGAAAGATTGAGCGTATCGTGTGCGATTGCGTAAATAAAGTATTCTGCAACCAGAGCCCTGTATATCCTTCAACTATCTATGAAGGAAGGACAAACATTATTCTTACAGGAAGAATTGCGAGGGGTGCAGTTTTTGCCGTATTGCATAACAGGTTCGGAATCTCATATGGTAATATTGCCAAACACTCAAAAATTAGCAGCAGGAACATTATACGGTCTGTAAAGACTTATAAAAGCATTCCTGATTCAGACAATGCCGTAATGATGATAAAAGAGCTTATAGAAATTGAACTAAAAAAATTTCCTATTGTATGAATGATTTGCTTTCTTTTAAACGTAATGCCATGATGCTCGGTCTTTGCACTGGGTATAAGAATAAATGGGACGCAGCGACAAGTAAGGAAGCGTTAATGGATATAGCTTTGGATTCAAACGGTGTAGAGCTGTTGACAGATGCTCATAGCTTTGGGTTCGGTATGGATATTCAGTATATGAAACGGACGTTTTCTGACTATATTAATGGCAAATGGAAGCGGAGCAAGGACGGATATACTTCGTGCCTGTATGTGGACTTTAACGGGCAAATAGAGCAGGATTGCACGCTTACTACGGTGCTTGCTTCAAAGGTTGAGTTCCATATTTCAAAAGGGAATGTGTGCAAGCTGTATGTTGGAGGTGAATCTACTGTAAATATCACCGGAGAAGGCATTTGCTATGTGTATTCATACGGTCACAATAAGGTGACTGGAAGTTTTAAGTCAATGAATTGTATAACTAAGTCTGAATGGGCTAAATAACATGCCTATCTGCCACGTGTAGAAAAAATGAAAACAACAGACTTAAAAATAGGCGACTATGTTCATATCAAATTCCGCTCCCCACAAGAAGAAAGGCTTTCCATCCCCATGCAGATAGTAGGAATATTTTCAAGCATCAATGGGGCAAGCCCGAATGATACCGTTTACCTTGACTTTGAAGGAAACGAAGGTGATATATGGGAAGAAGAAGTACAAAATTTAGTATTCGCTAAAACGGAGCTTAAAAAACAATGAATTATATAGAAGAAGAGCAAATACAAGCCGACATAGAACGGTTTGAGCAAATAGATAGCGATATCCCTGATGATGGCGATATGGTTGAACAAATACCATTGTTCATCTCTTCCGATATGCAGTCAGTCATTGAGGGCGGCAAGAAAAAACCACCTATCCATAGGTTGTGGGGCGATTTTTGGTGGGAGAACGAACTTGTTTTCCTATTTGCCGATAGCGGAATAGGTAAGTCCATTCTTGCCACGCAGATAGCCTACGAGATAGCCAAAGGGGAAAGCGAATGTGCGGATGTTGAGATAAGTCCTCAAAAAGTATTGTACTTTGATTTTGAACTTTCTGACAGACAACTTGCAAGACGTTATAAGAACGCTGATTTCCCGAAGTCGCTCATCCGATGCACCATATCGGAAGAAGTGGACAGCGAAGATTTTAACATGAACGTAATTGAAGGGATAAAGGATAAATTGCTTGACACGAAAGCAAAGATTATGATACTAGACAATCTTTCATATCTATCCACCCAGACAGCGGAAGCAGAATATGCCGGAGTTATTATGGACGGTCTCACTAGATTGAAGCGTGAGCTAAAAATCAGTATCATGGTAATAGCGCATACGCCTAAGATTGAGGAATGGAAGCCCTTGTCTAAAACCAATATGGCAGGAAGTAAGATATTGTCTAACTTTGCAGACGGAGTATTTGCCATAGGACGTACAAGGAATGGAGGACGTTATCTAAAACTACTAAAAACTCGCATGGTGAGTGAACCGGATGAGAAGTCGCTCCTTCCCTATTTCAATATTATTTCGGAACCTTACCTTCATTTTGAAAAGGTTGGTGATGAAACGGAAAAAAAATTACTTATGGGAAAACCTGCAAAAGATTTTTTCACTTCTATTTGGGATAGAGATACGACATCCCCTATTCCTCTGAATGAGCTGGTCAAACTAATTATATCTAAGGATAATTCTAAGAATGCTATAAAGGCTAAAGACGGGAATGCTCGAAAACGTATTGACCGTGCTATAAAATACGGCTTTTTAAGGAAAGATGAGTTAAAGAATGTTTTTCTGAAAACAGAAGATTGATTGTCAATTATCCACAAATCATTTAGTAGTGAACTACCGCAAAACTAAAGATTTAGCGGTAGTTCACGTTTCTAGTTCATATTTTTTTTAAGTATTTCAACACATTCCTTTATCCCATCATCGAAACCCTGTTTATAGCCTTTAGTACGTTCCCCTATAGTATATACCGCCATTGACAGCCAAAATAGAAGGATAGCTACAGGTTTATACCAACCGGGCATCGAGATGGAAAACGGTTTAAATGTAATTGTGAGATCTCCAACCCATAATAGGGCGATAATACATATAGATGTGAATAAAATTGTTTTCATCGCTTATTATGCTTTTTAAAATGTTCGTCAAGAATAAGTTTGGATAGCTTGTACACCAATACAATCATACATACTATCATTACAAATACTAAGACAACTCTAACTAACAAGAACTGATCAATAGCCCAAAGTAGAGAAAAATATACGGGTAAAGACAGTGCAGCTATAACGCCGGATATTATTTTATTCTTCATTACTTACTTCCTTTCAATAATTCCGGGTTATCAAAAACATTACCAATCACTTCGCATCTATCGCTGACATACCACAATGGGGTAAAGCCACATGCCTTGTTCTTGTAGCAGAACATTCCTTTATGAAATAGTACTTCAACTGTAAATTGGTAGGAACTTTCACTGTCATGGATCAGTATTAGATCATGTTCGAAGATGCTATTACCATTCTTATCGGTTATTTCGCTGAACTGACAGACTGTTTCGGGAAGAACACCAACCCATTTGTTGGGTTCTACTTCAAAGAATACATTGTACATCTTTCTTTTGATGGTTCCATGGGAAATAGTCATGCTATTTACCCATTCACCACCGTTAACCCTTTTCGCTCTGAATTTTATTTCACGTTTCATAATTGTTCTAATTATTAACATTGTTATTAAAATAGTTAATTGTTTTCATTGTTATTACAATACAAACTATATTTGCATCGCATTTGATTTGGAAACTAACATCTCCAATCCAGCGAACTGTCATTCGCAAAATCTTATTCATTTCCTTGAGAAAGAATTAAGCCCATTGTCCTGCAAGCTTTGGGCTTTTTAACAACGGCATAATCAATATCTTTTTCCGTTCAACATAGGTCTTAATTCATTGTATCGCATCTTCTGCTCAATGAACCACTCAATATCTATACAGTTGAAGCGACAATAGACAAATATTTGCTCTATAACGTTGTATATCCTTATGTCTAACGGAGAACATTCATCTAACAACTCTTGACATAAGAAATAGACAAATTCGGGAATAGGCTCTTTGAAATCCTCTTCATCCCATCCCGGTGCATCTATACTATCCAATGTAGGAAGATAAATTTGTTTCAGTCCGACAAGATCAAGGCAACGAATCACAGTGTCACTTAATTCATCTTCGTATGAATCTTTGATATATTTTTCAAAACAATACTTGAAATTGACATCATCGTGCGGTTCTTCATCCTCATAAGAAGATTTAAAAGATTCCCAGTCGGCATGTTTCCCTTTTCTATCCGCTTCCACAGCTTCCATAAGCTCGGAAATGATAAGACAAAGAAGATGTTCATTACTCAGCTCCTTATCATGGAAACCGTGCTCACAGGCTGTCTTATAAGCCCTATCACGAAGGGCGTTCAAATTAATATTATCCATAATCATATCAGTTTTAATGCTTCCTGTAATCCGGTTTCAAGTACTTCTTCGTAAGTATCCCATTCCCCTCCGTCATTTGTTCCTTCATAAACAGAACTAGTTATATGAGTTCCATTGTCAGCTTTAGATATTTCGTATCCATAGCCACAAGCACAGTTATATACGCATATATGAATGTTTTTGGTTTCACGTAGCCACTTCTGGGCTAGAGATTGTGTAGGTGCAGAAAGACAATCATTTTTTTCATTGAAATTCTCGGATTCATCATAAGTTTCAGACAGGATCATATCACCTTCTACGCAATCTACTTCATAAAAAGTGAATACATCTTCCTTGAAACCTTTTTCTTTCAGCAGTTTCGCTGTTTCTAATGTTACAAGTTCTTCAGTCATGGTTATTCTCCTTTCAAGTCATTAATTAAAGCATCAGCGCAAGCAATAGCAAACTGGGCAATACTTTTAGGTATTGTACGTACCTCTCCCTTCTTGTAGTCTGCTTCCGAACAAGCGTAACGAACTTCTTCCTCGTCACTTAATATTCCCTGCATTGCAGCCTTCGCCAGTTCATAACGCCTCTGTTCCCAGTCGATAGCTGAAAAATCAAGTTCGCATTCCTTGAAAACCATATTACCACACACATATAAATAATCTTTGCTATGTTGAGAGTTGATGTTTAATTGGGGAGTTACATCTACCAAAACTCCTGTTGATTTTACTCTTGCTTTCATTGTTTAATCATTTATTTTAACATAACGTTTAGTAATAGTACCGAATGAATGATACCGATGCCAAACTATATTTCCACGCTGAATTTCAGTAAGCCAATCACAAGCCTTAAAAACTTGTCCTACATTGTATAGGAATGGTCTTTTTTGAATTTTTCTTTTTATTCTTGCTTTCATATTTAATCGAAATACATTACTTTCTTACCTATACATACCTTGAACCTTGAAAAAGATTCACTATGTTGTATAATATCATTGGGATTATATTTGTTAACAAAACATCCAGTACGTTTATGGTATCTGACACAAGCATTTTCAGGAGATTTAGCCAATATTTCTTTCTCATCGCTAAAACTAAAAAATAAATTATCTCTGTATGATACCTTATACCACTTAACTTGGCTTCTTATCTTTTTAAAATACTTTGCTTTCATTATTCCTCCTTTGTTTTAAAGTGTTCAATCAGTTCGTCTACGGAAGCCTTGTGGATGACGTCCAAATTCACGTCAACATCATTGTAAACCCAATAAGTAGAGAACTTGATTTCAGGACACAGAATCCATTTATTCCCATCGGTAAACCATTGGTACTTGTCCGTATCATCCCTTAATGCAGCGATAGCCAGGAAAAGTTCCTCATTCGTTCCGCAATCAAAACTATCGGTTTCGTCAGGATGCGGAATGTTACTGAAAAACTCAATATTATATAGTCCATATTCGGGCGAGGTGAAAATACATAAATCTTCATTAAGTTCCGCCCAAAACAATCTATATCCCAACTCATCTAATTTCTTTCTAAGTTTATAAGTACTCTTGCGTATGAAGCACGGTGTTGTAAATCCCATAGTTATTTCTCCTTTCTAACTTTAACATATCCGTTTTCAATACACCAACACAACATATCGTATGCCGCATCAATTAATGAATGAGACCTAAATTCTTTATAGTAGTCAAACTCCGAGTAGCATATATACCATTTTTCGCTATCATGGGACATTGTAAGCCAATAATTATCTGTACCTGTTTTTATTTCTTTCGGTAACAATTCTAAAACGTCAAGCAAAGTAAATGCAGGGATACAATGTTGTATCCTAAATGGTTCCTTGAAAGTATTCCATTTACGTAAACTTAATTTGGGTTGTTTGTCTTCTTCATAAGGATACAACATCCATGTCATACTTGCATTGCTTGTGTCTACGCCTATTTCTTGTAGACACCTCATTTGTTCAATTGATAATACTTGTTTCATTCCTTTTCCTCCTCTGTTTTAATATCTGTTACTTTGCCACGACTGGCAAAACACTGACCTATCTCCAAATCTAGGAAGGCACAATAGTTATCATCTAAAAGATTGGAACATTCCCAAAATAGGGAACATCCATCACAAAACCCTTCTGATGGTTCATACAGTACTCCGTCAATTATTATTCCGTTATTTACTTCCATAACTAACCAAATTTAAACAAGGGGTATATCCTATGAGAAGAAGTAAAGTGTCTAATTTTAAACTTAATCATTATGAATATTGGATATACCCCTTTTAATTTCTACTTTTGTTTTTGTCTAATTTTAAACATTTATGATTATGCAACAAAGAGTTCTAACTTTCTCTCGACGTTTCAACGTCATTGATTCCTATGGAATGAATTTAGATGATGTAACCAAGCAATTAAACGAAAATGGGTGGACTGTGAAACAGATTGTTTCTACTACATTCAACCATCAAATCGGAAAAGACGGACAGCCTTATCCAGTATTTGTTATCTCATTGCTTGTAGAGAAAGCCTAAAGATTGTATCCAACCTTTTGCTTTTCTTTGTACATTTTCCACTGTCGGAATTCTTGCAACTCCGACAGTGCTTCATCAGCCCCCTTTATGAAAGCATAAACCAATGGTACTTCGTCTAATGTGAACCCAGCTTGTTTCACTAAGTCCAATCTTAATTTTTCATCTTTTTTTGTCCTAAACATAATTCAGTCTCCTTTCTGTTTAATCCGTTCTAGTACATCCCTGTTTGCTTCGAGTATTTCATTGAAAGACGGAATAGGCATCCACATGTCACACTCGTAGTCGTTCCAATCCTCAAATTCAAATCCTCCGTCTGTCGCAACGTATGGCGATCTCCCGGATGAAACAACGATATAGCCACTAACAATCGCTCCAGTTGATACCATTCTGCAAAGGACAAGCTTGTTTGGTTCCGGCAACCGTTCCTTTACGCTTATCCAAGGGGATTGCTTGGTTCCAGCCTCATAACCTTTTGTATACACTTTTCGTAAATAACCCTCTATTACACGAGGTTGGTTTATCCGGTTAGCCAATAGGCTTACTATATCTTTTAATATCATACTATTTATTGTTTAATTTTTCTTCAAACTCCGCAATGATGCAATCAGCATCACCGCCATGTACCCAGTTATCCAAAACAGAGAAAAGAACTTCGATGGCTTTCCGTTTCATTTCTTCCTCTGCCATTGCAACGGCTTTAAAAGCATCTTCTTTTGCGATAACCGGGAAGTCGGGATTGACTACTACAAAACTCTCACTTTCAATATATTTTTTTGTTTTACTCATTTCTATCTTGATTTGAATTAATAGGTAGTTTCATAAAACACATCCACATAGTTTTGCCATGCCTTCCGGTGGTGTGACCGAACAACGGCTGCCGTCCGATGGCTTTCAATACTTCTTTAACCGTTATCTGGTCTTCATTCCATTTGAAAATGAGAACACCGTAATTTTCAAGTACTCGAAAGCATTCATCAATTCCTTTTTTTATCACCCTTGGCCAATCTTCGGGAAGTTTACCATACTTCTTGGCCAACCAACTTTCTTTACCCACATTTAAAAGATGGGGCGGGTCAAAGACTACCAGTTTAAAAGATTCATTTAGGAATGGCATATTGGTAAAATCAGATACAATATCCGGATGAACTTTCAGACTTCGACCGTCGCAAAGAGTATGCTCTTCATCTCTAATGTCAGCAAACAAGGTCCAAGGATTTTCCTTGTCGAACCAAAACATTCTACTGCCACAGCAGGCATCTAATATGATTTTTGCTTCACTCATTTCCAATTCTAATTATATTATCAGTCAACTATTAATCAACTTCCACTAACTCACCGTTTTCCAGTCTATACCATGTATCAGCCTTGACAACCTCACCATCAACTACTACAGCCTTCCAATCGACAATATCATACGTATCTTCCTTTTCCTCAGCTATGACCAAAATTGCACCTATTCCGCCTTTTACCTGAACATTTTTTCCTCTTGCTACTGACAAACCATTAGATCCTGTTGAAGCCTTTCCTCTTGCCGTGGCAGCACCACAATTACCAGCCGTGGCAGCACCATAATCACCAGCCGTGGCAGGTTTCCCCGGTTCCGCATTACACTCGTTAGTACACCGTTCCTTGACATAAGATACAGCTGCTTTCACAAGCCCCCTTATATCAAGCTCAGCACCTATTCTAATTTTTGAAGAGCAAACCTTGTCACTTTCTGAATCGTCTATTTTACCGCTCTGTTCAACCTCACAAAACCTTGACCCGGCTGGCGTATAGTAACCAAAAACATCCAGAGGGTAAGGACATGCATGAAAACCTTTTTCACATGCCTTTATGTCGCCTGTTTCTTCATACTCCTTACCTACCTCATACTTAAATCCTCTACAAGATAAATCTTTATCAAATGCTTTATAAGCCTTTATTTTCTGTTCCATGATATTATTTATTTTTTGTTATTTTGATTATTTTCTGTTCAAAGATCGGGCATTCTCTTCTGCCCAACAGGTGTATTCCATGAAGCCTGTAGCATGGCTTTTCGGGAATCGAATCGTATTTACGATATATGGCACAACGGCGGCAGATGCGATGTATACCATATTTCCCTTTTGCGCCGTAACATACCACAGGATAACCGTCAGCAGTTTTCATGATTTTCTAAACAAATGACTGAACGCATTATCCAAATCCAGGTCCAAATTCAGTTTGGACGGGAAAGATTTAATGTATTCGTACATCTTATAAGCGAGGTTGTCATCATCACCGCACCTGTCAATCAGTGTGAGCAACATGGCGTTCACCATGTCAGAATCATTGCCGAAGTTTTCCTGAGTGGATTCGCTACAATGATTCACATCACTTTTCAATCTCTTTATCGCGGCTATGGCTGTGTTGAAGTTTCTTTTTGAATCGTGTCTGAGTTCAAAGCCTTCCTTCTTGTATTTCTGCTGCATTTCAAGAAGGTTGGTTTCTAAAACGTCCGTGAGGACAAATACGATGTTGGTTATCGTATTCAGTTTGTCTGTTCCTTGCATGATCGTGTATTTTTTATCAATTATTTTATTTGATACAACCTATTTTAAAGCCGTACAATGAATTTTTCTACATGAAAGCATCAACTACAGGCTTTCTTGTTGAAAATCTTGCCACGGGGCTGGAAATACCGTCTATCGTCTTCTTTCTTCGCCCTGTCAATCCATCTTTGGAATTTGGCGGCTACAAGAGGACAGTGGATGCGCAGGTTCCTGTCGCGTTCCGCTTCCCATTCACGTATCTTTGTCTGCATCTCGGTATTCATAAATTTCTCCTTTTTTCGTTATGATTCTTTCTTTTGAAAACTGTTACAAATTTGCCCGTATCTGTCACAGGCGCACACTCTATGCCCTTTGGCCCTGCAATACGCAGAATTATCCCCGAAGTTCGAAGCATTCTTGCAGTTCCGGCATTTTACATATACGGATTCCGGCTTGACTTTCTTTGCCATATTTAAAATGGATTGTTATCCTCTTCAGTGCTATTACTTGATATGGGAATAATGTTCAAGTCGTAAAAGTGAGTAGATGCGGCATTGAAACCACAGATAAACTTCAATAACCCTATATTCCTGCCTTTAGCTATATCAATCATGGCAGTTCCTTTTGTGTCCACGTCTGAAAACTCATCAGGATAACGTTTCCCTTTTACCTCAGGGCGATAAATCAGCATGACTATATCTGCTGCTTCCGCTATCTGTCCACTATCCCTTAACCTTGCCAATGTAGGTACAGGGTTAAGATTATCCCTATTCATCTGTGACAATGCAATAATCCATATATCCAAATCCTTTGCCAGATTCTTCAGCCTTCTTGCAACCTCTCCCATCTGCTGTTCTTTGTTGCTTCCCTTCATGTTAACATTCAAAATCTGTAAATAATCAACCACAGCCCCGTCTATCCCATTTTTTAATTTCATTTGACGGATTGAGGATATTATCGTGTCGATATTGGACGTGCTCCTGTCATCGAAATAGATTTGCATTTTTGATACAGTATCCACAGCTCGGTCTACATTTTCCAACTGCATACCGGAAAGCGGTGAGTAAAGTATAACATTTGAAGGAATACCACTTATCATTGAAATGATTCTAGACGTAATCTGTTCCTTCTTCATCTCCATTGAATACATGGCTATCTTAGCACCTGCTATTGCAGCGTTTTTCATCATGCTTACAGCAAGGCTAGTTTTTCCTTGGCTTGTTTCACCCGCAATTATTATCAGGTCTGATTTTTGAAGCCCGCCTGTTTTCCCGTCTATCTTGTCAAATCCGGTCGGTGTACCTGTCAATTCTGTTTTTTCCGACATGTTGCGGTTTATCGTTTCATACACGGATTCTATGCTTTCCTTGACTGTGCTGATAGAATTACAATTGGATGAGAACAGATTAGCAAGCTGGTCTGACACTTTTTGCACGACATCGGCAATATCTTCCTTCTCATTAAAAGCGTTACTGTCAAGATAACTCCCAATATCAAAAAAACGTCTTCGTATCATCAGATCATGAAGTCTGCACGCATATTGATACAGATCGAATGTGTACATTCCTGAAATCTTTACCAGCTCATATAAACTAAAGTCCGGATAGGAGAACTCCAGTTTTGATTTCACACTGACAGCATCGGCCCTTCCTCCGGAATCTGTTATCTCCAATACAGTCCTGTATATCTGTTTGTGAAAATCGTTATAGAAACAATTTTCAGTAAGGATATCCCTCACTTCGTAAATGGTATCTCTCTCGCTTAGAATGGTCCCAAGAACACGTTTCTCACATTCTTCATCTCTTGGTAATATACGCATTCCACTCGGTATTATTTCATTTTTCATCTTTCATAAACTCAAATTGTTTTAAAACAGCGTTATACAAAACATCCCATTTGGAACGGATGTCTATTCTGCCTTCAATTGTGCATAATGCGTTTTTAAACATATCGTTCCCATATTTGTCTCGTAAAAGCAAAAACTCTTCTTCCGTAGGCAATCGCATATTGGAAAAACAATACGGTGCTTGTTTCTTGATATACGACAGGAATTTGTGATATGTCTTGTTGCATTCGGAAGATTTCAGCAAAGCATCATTCGTATCCTGAAACAAATTTGTAGCCCCTCTTTTTATCTCAGTCAATATCCAGTTTCTGAAATGCTCCATAAAGCCTTTCCTGTCTTTCGAGATAGTTCCTCCGGCTTTTAGGCTTATCACGAACTTGTCAAGCCATAGAAGAAACATATCATGGTCGAAAACCTTTATCCCGTTACGGTACAAATGAAGCCTTATTGCTTCTTCCCATCCGCTATCTGCTGACAGCTCATGTTGCAATTCACTGAGGGGTATATCACAACTTCCAAAATCAGAACCCATTTTTTCTTTTACTCTATTTATAGAGTTTTCTTTATTATTTCCTTTTCTTTTCTTTGTGGTGTTTTTGCATACATTAACCCCATTATTGTAAACATTAACTGTATCGCTCGATACATCTCCATCGTCGGAAGAAAAAACTTCCTTGTTTTCGCAACCGCTAATTTCGACTAATAAGTATCTAAAATCATCCACAGATTTACGCCTTTTAGATATTTTGAAATATCGCTTCTGGATTCCCGCACTGGTAAGAACTCCCATCGAATCAAACAGGTCTTTGTCAAAAAAGCCCCATAAGACTAAACGGTTCATTATGCTGTCGAGTAACTCAGAAGACACTCCGGGCAGATTTTTAAGGAGTTTGAATTTCATCAAATCATTCCACAGTATGAAATATCCATTTTTGTATATCGCACAAAGCAGCTTGATTGCAACAATTTCTCCTTTAATCCCAAATTCCCCAGATATGGCTACAATCTTTTCATCTTCAAAGAAATCTATATCAAAAGGGAAATAATCCAATCCCATTTTATTAGGTCTTGCCATGATTATCCCTCCATTTTAAAAAATCATCAACAGATTTATCACGCTTTTGTCTATTGCATTTTTGGCAGGAAGTAGTCAGATTCTCCAAACTATCACTTCCACCTTTAGAAAAAGGGAATATATGGTCAACTTCTAATTTACCACCAACCTTTCCACAATATTGGCATGTATAATTATCTCTTTTAAATACAGCTTTTGAAATTCTCTTCCACTCTTTTACGTTGATATTAAATAACCTCTTTCCTTCATGATCTAACTTATATTTCGGAATTTTTATATCATTACCCAATAAATTTAGCTTGGATGTTAGGAAATCATTACCAACATAATCTGTCAATTTAATCCATCTTTCCTGAATCCCCTTCGATGTAATTACTTTGTCAGAATCATACAGTTTTTTAGAAAACAACCCGACTATCAGGCAGCATTTAAAGACTTCCTGTATATACGCCTCTTCAAACCCGGTTTGTTCCGAGATAATAAAGGGCAACTCATCATCCCACCTCACGTAGTACCCTTGTTTGTAGATAATACATAGCAGGAGAGCATATACAGTTACAGCTTTACCGCCTTGATACTTGATTAGTTTTCTAATGCGTATATCCTGAAAGAAATCCACGTCCATAGGGAAATAATCAAGTCCTAATTTTCTATTTCTTCCCATGACCACTTTTCATTATTCCAATTAAATAAAGCAAATTGACTTCCCCACTTTTAGGGCATTTAGGTATATGTTCTATTTCATTCATTATTTCTCCTATTGTTTTCATGATTTATGATATAAGAGGTGTGGCAGCCTTGTATAAGGCTACCAACACTTGGTTAATTATATTTTTATCTTATTTTGGTTATTTCCTCGTGTATGATGTACAGCGTGCCTACATCATCTTTAAACTGCCCAAATGATTCTTCGTCAACAATGGAAGCGTAGTTAAAGAGTAATTGCACGATATTCTTTGCTAATTCCTCAGGGGTAATAAAATTGTTTAGCATCTCATTGAATGAAGTGAAGTCGTACTGTTTCATAGAAGACCTCCTTTCTTCACTGAGATAAAGCACAATAAAAAGGGAATTATAAACAAGATAGGGTTAATGATAGTGAGTACTAGCATTAATAACATGAAAATGGCTTTTACGTTAGCCGATAACGTAGATGTAGAAGTTACTGTACTTCGCTTCTGCTCTAATTTCATGGAGTTTGGCATACGATGAAATTTGAGTTATGTATAAAAGGAAAGCCGTTAGCCTCCCAAAGTCGCCAAACTCCGACTAAATTCGCATAACGAAAGCAGTCCGTAGGGAAAACTAACGGCTATATCTTTGCGATAAAAGCTGTCAAGTAGATATAAAAATATCCACTTTCGATATGCTATATAAAATCAAAGTTTGGCGAACTTTTCACCGCAAAGATACAACTCAAATTCAAAACACCAAAATAAAATTCAAATATCTTTCAAATAATTATCCACCACTTTAATAAACTCGTCCAATGATCGGACAACAACGTACTTGTTACCATTCGCCTCACATTCCTTTTGCCATTCTTTTTGTACCGGCCTTTGGTATTCTCCAGGCTTTTTCATTTCCACACACAAAGCTCCATAGAAGCGGTTGCTCTTTAGAAGTATCAAATCTGCAACTCCGGGAAGCATACCTTCATCTTTCATATAAGCACCGTTTCTTGCAGAACGTCTTGCCGCATTAGGAACAGCAAACAGCATATTTCTGAGATGGGGATATTTTAAACGGAAATATCTAACACAAGAACATTGTATTTTATGCTCTTCATTTTTGGGCTTACTACGGCTGCTTGCCACACAAGCCTTGGATTTCATCTCTTCGTATGTCATAGTTTTATTTCTTTATGTAGTATGGCATTGTTTCAACAATTTATTTATCTCTCTTATTTCTATCTTCTTCCGACGAATAGAGACGGTTAAATCATGAACTTTTTTATCGTTGCTTACTATAGCAAGTCTTTCTCTATAAACCTCTATTTTATCAAATATAGAATCTCTTAGATTTTGCAATTCTTCTTTTGACAGACCTATTATTTTATCTTTAAAAGTATCTGCGTATGTCTTCATAATTTTCCTAATTAAAAGACCCGAAGCGTATTCTCCGGGGCACAACCATTATTTATTAACCCATGCCATTGATGTGTGGCTCACATTTATGTGGAGATGGGGCGATTCGAACACCCAATTAAGGACTTATCCTTTTGCGCTACTTCTAAGGTTAATTACTCCTTATATCTCACGTACCGTACTTTCTACCATGTGCACCTCTCGAAAGTCAAAAGCACTCCACTGCGCACCCCCATTTTCGCCCGCCCCATCTTCACAGACCGGACAGGCAGGTTAACAAAAGATTCAATCAAAATTGAAATTATCTTCATCATCCGGTTCTTCATCCGGCAGGTCATTACCGAAGTCCATAGGAATAAACCAGTCTGAAATAAACTCTTCCATAACTAAATCAAATCAATTATTTTGGTTTTAACAATCGCATCCAATCTCATATCAGACAAACCTTGTGAAAGGTGTTGTTCCATCAAAGTGTTTGCCTCCTTTAAATCTTTTGCACAAACCAAATTATAGTATTTCAATTCTTTCTCATTGCCGTTCTCATCAATCTGAATATCTACAATGGTAGCCTTGAAGAATGGTTTGTCTTCTGTCTTTTCGTTGATTATCTCAATGATGTTTGAACGTGAAATGGAGAAGACATCAGATTCCATATTATCAGATGCGTACTGTTCAAGCCCTTTGGCTTCCGCTTCTGCAAAAAGTGAGCAGTCTGTAATGAAGTGTTCTTTTACTTCTTTTTCAAGACCGTCCTTGTTAGGTTTCATTACCTTTAACTTTACCTCGTAATACATGTTTATTGCTTTAATTGATTAATAACTTGTCTTTTGATTTTCTTGTACAGCTTCCCGACAAAACGTCCATGCTTCTCTGTTACGTCATCGGGCAAGTCGTTTTTATAAATATGAAGAAGTAACTGAATGAGAAGCACTTCTTGTTTTGTCAAAGTAAGTTTCATTTAAATATAAAATTTGTTTTGTTCGACCTCTATCTCCATCAACTGAATCAAACGTTCTTCGTCTGGAGATGGGATATATATGCCACATTGGGCACTCGCGAAATTCCGAAACCTTTCAATGGTAAGGCTAAACTCTGTACTATCAAGGTCAGACGAACTTCTTAAGTATTTTATTCTCCCAAGAAACTTGTCTTCTCTCTCACGGACGAAAGTGTCTTTGTTGCAGAGAATCTTGTAATAGTTCCGCTTTACATATTCCATCGTTTCACCGATTTGGCAACCGAAATAAGCAAGGCAGACATGAAGGTATTTGTTGGCTTGAATACCCCTTTGCGGTTTCTTTTCCGTCAGTTCAAATACCTTCTGTTCCTTTATCAACTTCTCCAGCTTCGCTCTTGCCTGCTGGACGTGGAGAGGATTGGAACCATCGTATTTCATAGGCTAAAATGGCAAATCTAGATCATCATCCGACACGCTTGGCGCATTATTTATATCCTCTGGGCTAGGTGATGTATTCTGAGGTACAAACTCTTTGAGGTCTCCGCAGATATAGTTCCTTCCTTCTACCCGTTCTTCCTTTTTAGGAGAACAAGTGATGAAATGCGTATGTCCGAACTGGGATTTCTCTTTGCGCTCGATAACAGCCACATTCACATAGATTCTTTCAACTCCGTCTTTACACTTAATTTTCTTCATCTGCTCACGAGGTATATCAGAGAGACAGATAGAACCACTTAAAATTGCCATAATTAATTTTCTATTTTTTCTTTTAATAAATACCTGGTTAAATCTCTGTATTCTGCCCACTCTAAAAAAGAGTGTAGCAGATTCATATTATCTTGCTCCATACCATCATAACGATAACATGTGATAGAAGGCTCATATCGTTTCAGTGGAAGTCCTCTGACATCATATCCATGCTTATCTTTGTCGTATCCTTCAAAGATGAACAAGTCAAAGTGAAACACGTCTAAATTGAATAGCTGGAGATAAAATCGCCATTGGCAAGAATTGATGTAATCGGCATCGGCAGGATAAGAATATTTAGTCTTAATGTCCCTGATCTCCACACCATTCACCATATCGGCACATCCTGTTATAATAGCATCTCCAAAATCCTTATACAGTCTTATCTCATGAAAAGCATTCGGGTATTCGTTACGATAGGAAAGCGCGGTTTTGCATTGTGCAATATCCATAATCACTTTATCACCTTCAATGTCAAAGGATCTACCACAAGGAACAGGTTCTTTTTGTTCTTTATTATAATGGAGGAAGGTACGTTCTCCTGCATCTACTTTATCACATTTCGGTGTACCTTCTTCCACTATTTTATGAAATGCCTGTCCAATTTTTGTATACACATTACCCGTGAACTTGCCTGTTATACTGTCAATAACGGATTGCTCCGTTATCTCATAGTTGGCATAATCGCTTTGCTCTATGTACTTTCGGAATGCTTCTAAAATTGTTACGCGAATTAGCGGTATCATACTTTCACGAATAACTTTTTATCTTGATCGAAAGTGAATCCTTTTGCTGCAAGACTCTTCTGCATCTCAGAAAAGAAGGGTACTCGCATAATTTTAGGTAATAGCTTTGTAGCCTCCATCAAGGCAAGAATATCTTCATCGGTCATTGCGGCGGCAAGCTGTTCACGTATTGCCGCAAGCTGTTCGTTAGCTTTTGCTTGCGCTTCTCCTTTTCCTTGAATCGATATCTTCACTTTCGATATAATGTCAGACATACATGTATCAAACTCGGTTGTTCCATAATCAGGTATTACCACAGTTCCAAGTCCTGCTACATTTTTGCCTACAAAATTATCCAACGGTGCAAATGAAATAGAACGTTTCCCATTTTGTATGAATACATATCCAACTTGGTCAGCTATCCTAACAAGCAGGTCTTTTGATTGCCCTGTACAATCCGGAGAGTGCTTTATCACATCACCGTCTGCCGTTTCCTTGTCATGGCATATAAAAACAATGTCAGAACCATTTGAGCGAAGAAAGTTGACGAACTCTTTAAAGTCCTCGCCCATCTGCCCGAACCGTTTTAAAGTATTTGTTTTCAATTTATAATTATTGTCAATAGCATATTGACTCAGATAATCGTCTATCATTGATTTGGCTGTATCGACAACTATTGTTTTGTAATCTTTCATAGATTCACGTTCTGAATCAATATCTTTCCAACATTTAGCCATTATGGTATCACAACGTTGTACTGCGCGGTCTGCCCCCCTGTCGCAATCTATCAATAAAGGATTATCCGCTGTTGTAGCTACTGAGGTTTTCCCACTTCCGGGTACTCCATATAATACAATAATTACAGGACGCTCCGGCAAAACATCATTTTTCTTAACTATAGGCATAATATTTAAATTTTAAAATGTTCGCTTTTACCAACACAAAAAAGGCAGGTCCGCAGTCCTTACAAAGTTCCGCTTCCTGCCATGATATCTTTCCACTTCTTCAAGCTCGTTTTCAAGAGAATCGATTTCTTCATTAAGCAAGGATATATATTTACCTTTACAGTCAGCGTTGAAGATGAGCCTTACCGATTCCTCACTCATTGACTGGACTATATCAAGCTCTGAATATAGTTTATCCAGTTCATCGCTTATCTGTCTTATAGTTCTCATAGTTATAATTTCTATACCTTTTCAAGAAATTGGACCGGCAACGAGCATACACCCTTCATATTAGGATATTTGACATCAGCATACCCGTTAGCGATATAAACGATTGTACCTGTCAGCGTATCACCTATCTCACGTACTTTATCACCTTTCTTCATAACCATTTTACTTTAAGTTATTGAACATCTGCTCCATAATACCTACTTTGGCACGTAAATCATCGTCTTTAGCTTTTTGTTCTGTAGGAACATCCCTCACATTGTACATTATCATTTTTGTACCTTTGATGCTGCTGTCAACATCCCTTATAAGCATTTTATATGCCATGCTTGCTTGATCTTTTGGGTTCACTATTGTATAACCCTCGCCACGTGAATTTTTCATGTACATTTTATATTCATTCAACATGGTGGTACGTAATGTTTCAACCATTCCCATATACATGAATTGCAGCCTGTCCCTCTCTCTGTCATATTCCTCCGTGGTTTCAAAATTGGAAATGTCTGTTTCTTCAATTCCAAATTTTTCTCTCAACCATGAATGGCTAATAAGCTGACCGCTTGAAAAGTTTTCAGCAACTTCCTCACAAAGAGATTCCCACATTTCATTATTTATTCTCATATCCATTTTTGTTTAAAATTAGGTGTCACGCAAGGAATCGAACCTTGCTAAAAACCATTGTGACACTGGAAACTACACTAAACTTTACTATACTTTACCAGACTTCACCACACTTTATCACACTGGACTGGACTTTATTAAGCACCTCACGGGAGAATCGAACTCCCGAAAATCCAAATGAGGTGTCGGATTACTTGATGACTATACTATACTTCACTGAACTTGACTCCACTGAACTAAACTTTACTCCACTATTTAATTTCTTCCACTTTAAAATGCCCATACATCCTTCGATAAGTGCCCACACCGTAACGCAAACCTGCAATATCGAATATTTCAATAACTTCTGTCTCGTCAAGTTGTGTTTCATCATAATAACAATCTATCATAGAACCCCACTCACTAATGATAGCACGGGTAGTGGTAATCTTCACATTTTTGATTCCTACTGCACGGATATCAACATACTTGCCGATTTCATACAGTTGTTCGGGGCTTTTATTCTTGTCTTTAAAATCAAGAGGACAGTCGTTGAATATGTGGAAACTGCGCTCAAACTTCTTTCCTAATTTCCTTTCTTTTGCAGCATTAATAACCGAATTTTCAAAATGGCAGGATGGAATCACATACGCCCCATTGTTCACATAAAGACATGATAGGAATTTAATACGTGATATTTCCATCAAATCTTCTTCTGTTTTTGTCCTTTTGGATGTGAGAGGTTTCAACAACTTGGAATACTCGTTGAACGGATTTACTGTTTGAGGATTGTTTAACATCAACGGAGTAGTTCCTGTAATTTTTAATTTTAATTGTTTCATAATTATCTAATTATTGTGGCAATGGTTTCCAAAAATCAATGTCCCATGCCCGGTTAGTATTTCCACATATCCAAATGTTCTTCTTATGCTCACTATCGAATACCAACATCCCGGTATTCACAAAATTCCCGGAACTCTTCACAAGCACTCTTGTGTCTAATGGTGGAGGATCTTTTTCTGCATTCCTCCATTTTATGGATTCCAAAACAAATCGAGCACCTTTCTCAAAATCCACCGATGCTGTTCTTTTGTGCGTAATCCCATGTATACCATTTGCATACTCTCTGGCTTTCTCCTTTATTATATTTATATCCATAATTTAACTTGTTTCCTATTAAAAAGCTCCTGTTATCTTCACAGACTACAGGAGCAAAACCTAAACGACTTTATTATGATAACCTACAGCCACCGTCAGCGGAATCGGACCGCCGTACTATCCGTTAAATGAAAGTAGAAATTAGAACAGATAATTATTTATGCTTATTTCCTTAGACAGTACCAGCCATGGACGGTGAAATTCCGTACCTATATTCACACACCGGCACGGACAGACAACATTAACTTTATGAAAATAACAAAAAAACTAGATGAAAAAATCATTCATATTCCTTTAACTCCTTATATGTCATTGCCACCAATCTCACACACAATAACGAGATAATAGAAAATATAATCACCGATACGGATTTTATAGGACTTTCCGTAACTATCGCACCATAAATCATTCCTAAAGAACATAGTGCGGCAAATATAGACAGGATAAAATTGGCTGTTTTCATTATATTATGTAAAAAGGGTACGTTCCCAAATAGAAGTATAAACTGTCACATTTAAAACTTTATTGATGGAAAGGAGGAACGTACCCAAATTATTATTACTTTTGTTGTGTCACATTTAAAATTTTAAGGATATGTATTCAGAAAAAGAAATGCAAAAAATTAATTCCAAATTGGAGTCTATAAAATGTCCAATTTGCAAATGCACTGTTTTTAGTGTGAATAACAAACCATCTCAGGTAATAAGCTATCATGAAGATGTAACTGGAAATATTAATCCAAGTCTACACTCTTCAATAAATTGTATAAGAGTTAACTGTGTTAGTTGTGGATATGTTATGCAATTTAAAGAAACCATATTTCTTAATAGATAGCAACTGAATCATAGCCGTATTCCGTTTTAACATGGAACACGGCTATCCCATCTGACTCTTGTTGATGGAATTTCAAATCTGTATCTTTTATAGAAAAGTTTAACAATTGTTTTATTAATTCTCTTTTTTCTTTTTCTGTTGTAATATTTGTGGCGTTAACAGTTATGCCTTCTTTGGTTCTATTTATAAATGCTTTCATAATGTATATTTTATATATTGTTCCCCTCAACGGCTTAAACCGGTTGTTACCACGAATCTTACGGGAGGGGATATATTAGACCTTTCGGCGGTACTTGTGCCCAACCAAGTTTACTTAATGCACTAAGGACAAATCGGTGCACCGAAAGTATGTTCGATCAATTATTATTATAGACCCTCAATACGTCACGGCATCCCTGCTGGTATTGACTCCTATAATCAGTCCGTTTGTCTGCATCATACGGCTTATGAGTTACACCATATAAGCATTTACAATGATGTCAAAGAACTTTAAGCAGCTCCCCTCAACGGCTTAAACCGGTTGTTACCACGAATCTTACGGGAGGGAAGAAATAGTAATCAGATCAAATCACTTTATGTTTCTCTATGTACCTTTGCAATGAATTTACATTGTACCATATCATTCTCCCATCACGACAAAACGATACTTGCCCACTCTCCCTAACTTTGCGCAGATAATCATCAGCACAGCCTAGGAAGCACATTGCCTCTTCCCTGCTTAGCCATATCTTATTGACGGGTTGGACTTTCCCATAATTTATATTTACCTTTTTCATTTTGCTTATTCTTAATAAATTATTATCTGATTCTTGTCACAATGGTACCGTCAACACCACTTCTAGATATAAAGTTATATCCAATCTTATTCAATCTAGACATAGTGGCACGTACAACATTTTCTTTTATTGCTTTACTTTTAATAAGCCTTGTTTCTCCGACTGCTATACTTTTTAATGTTTCAGCAGGTGATATTTTTTTGATAACTATCGTATTAATATTTTCCATTATATTTGTTTGTTATTTTATTTTTCTTTATGTTTGCGAACGCTGTTATTTAGCAACTTTGTTGATATTGTTGTTTATTAACAGCATTGCAAAGATAGATATTGTTGGTAATATAACAACAATATAGTAGATATTTAACGTATAATTAACATTATGGAAACAAGAGAACGTATTATTTCGGCTTACAATTATCTAAAAAATGTAGGTATTATATCATCTCAACAAAATGTTGCAGATAGAATGGGGATTAGAAAAGAAAGTGTATCTAAAGCGTTTAGTGGTAATAAAAGTTACCTCACCAACACTTTTATTCTTAAATTTAATAATGCTTTTGATAATATGTTTAATAACGACTGGCTTATGGAAGGAAAAGGAGAAATGCTAAAAAACAATCAATCCATTGGAGATATCAAAAACTCAAGTGTACATGGGGTTAACGTAAACGGTAAGGATATATATTTAGAATGTCCATTTGACAAAAACGGCATGGAAATTATTGTGAATATGATTAATCAAAACCAAAAGAATATAGAAATGTTTCAGGAACAAATAAACAGGTTGATTGCATTACTGGAAAAAAAGTATAATTAAGAGTAAATAATGAATTGCTATTTCTATTATCAGAAGTACAACAATCAAGGTTGATTGATAGAATACACTTCATGAAGAAGATTAGATTTAGTTTCTTCTAGTATTTCAAAACCTTTTCTTAGTTCTTCTGATTCGATATGGCGTTTAGTGCTTTTTCTTTTTTTCATAATTCGTTCTTTGAAATGTTGTACAATCGGTTAAATGATGAATTTGCCAGTCAGGAAACCGTTTATGAAGTAGGATTGACCTTTCCCGGTAACTTTGGTTGTTATAGTAGTACGCAACACTCCATCATTGCCGGATCGTGTACCTTTCTTCAATTCAAACAGACCTTGTTCAACATATTGCTGATTAGGTATATTTCTACGTTCACCAACACTTCCTAAATAATGATTATTGCGAAGCCACTCAAACAGCCTGTTCTGCCCAACATGGAATCCATTTTGAGATATTATCTTAGCCAGTTCACCTATAAGACATGAAGAACGACTTCCTATTACAGCATCAGCAAACAGAACTTTTGGGGCTTGTTCTTCCACCTTCTTTTCTGCTTCAATCCGTTTCTGTTTTTCTTCTTTCAGAGTAGTAGCAAGTTGAATCAGAAAGTCGGGAGATGTAAGAGCCTTTTCTATAGTATCGGACGTCATATACGCACCGTACTTACGAATGGAGGGCAATATTTCATGCGTAACCCATCTTCTATACGGTTTTACTTTCTTGCTAGAACTAAAAAGAAGAACGTCATAGAAGGCTGATTCTGTTATAAACGTAGCAAATGAATTCCCATTCACGTATAAATCAGGATTTAGGGCGTGTAAATCAAGCAGTTGCAAATCTTCATCGTTTAATCTTGTTTTTACTGATGAAGGATTACTCAACTCAACTGCATTGCAAACATCAGCTAAGCAGAAAAGCGGTTCTTCACTTGTTCCAGCTACTCGTACTTCGCCAAATACATCATTCTTAAATATTTTAATCGAATTATCCATATAATAATATTAAAGTTTGCTCTTGTTATTCGTTATAGCTTATACCGTACCCTATCCCTCACCTACCTAATATTTAATTAGGAAGCTGGGTTAACATTCAGACTACATAATATATAACTGAATGTTTGTGCTGATTATACAGTTCCGCCCTCACCTGCCTAAGAGTCTTATCTCTTACCTTGTATCTCGGTCTCTTGTCAAAGTGGTAAAATCTTTGTGAGTCGCCTGTCGTTGGTACGTGGAACGGAGCAGGACATTACAAGAGTTATAATCAACAGAAGAGCCTTTTTATCTCACGGCTGTCATTGGTTTAATCCAAAGTTCCGCACGGTGGGCACTGATAGAACCGATTGTATGGATTTAATCTAACTTATAGGAAAGAAAAAATCCGTTGCTAAAGTAGCGCGGCAACGGATTTTCATATAGAAGGCCCACGTTAGGGCGATTGTTTAATCATGTGTCTGTTGCCGCGCTACTTGCAACGGGTACAAAGGAATATGATTAACAAGAGATATCCAAAAGTGTTAACAATCGTGCGATATTCCGTTTAAGGTGGTTATAATCCGTTTTGGATTGTTATGGCTGGTTATTGGGATTATCGCATTTGTATTATTTAACAAAATCAAACATAAACAAACAAAGGCACTCTACTTATCGCAAGCAAAGTGCCTTTCTAATATGAACGTTGGTCGTAACCTCAACGTGCTCTTATGCTAATTGTGGCAATATATTCACTTTAATCAACGCATCACGAAGAACAGATATAGTTGATAAATCATTCTTGAATACTTCGATGTTGTCCTCGGTAACAAGAGATGCGTAGTTGAGTATCAGTTGAGCAAGATCATCAGCAAGCTGCCTAGGTGATTCCATCTCATTGAAAAGTTCTTGAATGCTGGACAAATCGTATTCTTTCTTGTTGCTTCTATTTAATTCCATATTTTTTGTGTATTTTAAAAGTTTACAATCTATTAATTAACAACGTTGCAAAATTGAACATGAAATATGCACCCACCTCATAAGAAAAGTGGGGAAATGAATTTATGTGGCAAAAAACAAGGTTACGCGGCTGGATTCAGCTCACCTTTTATCTGCTTGATGGCTTTCTTCACGTTCCAATCATTTTCATATAGAGCAATAATGAAACGTACACCTTTTGTAGTCCATACCGTATATACACTTGTTCCTGTCGAACCGTCCGAGCGTGTGTACGTCTGTGTACGGGTTGAGTGCATCCCCCATGTAGAATAAGGTGCATGTAATATCCACTGCCCGCTTTGCCGGTAAATGATTCCGATTTCTTTCAGCTTCTTGTGCAGCTTTTCAGCATCCATTCCTATCTGCTTGGCGGCTTGTGTACTCGTCTGTGTGTTCACACTCTGCAAGTGTTTGTCGTAGTAGCTGACTTTGGGAGCGGATTTTTTGATTTCCTCTGTCTGAATCTCAATGGTGACTTGCTGTTGTTCGGCTTGGGCTTCAAGCTGCTTTAACCGTTCCTCTCTCTTGGCAAGGGTAGCTTGTGCGATGGTTAGAGCACGTGCCATGATTTCTTCGGGGGTGTCGTCCTGCTTGGTGGCGAGATAGCCGCCAGTCTTGCGGATTGCAGGGAGGACTTCGGAAGTTACCCATTTACGAAATGCTTTCGCTTGCGGTTTTCTGCTATCAAGGATAACATCATACAAACCGTCCTCATTTACAAAGTTTGCTTGTTGTTCTCTTCCGAGTGCGTCTATTATGGGTTGGGTTGAAACCACCCCATCGTCAAGTCTTTGTTTTACATCACCTTGTCTAAGCCCTAATACCGAACATACATCGGAAAGGCAGAACAATGGTTCTTCACTCGTTCCTGCTGTTCTTATTTCACCGAATTGTGGTGAATTGAACACTTGGATGGCAGAAGCATCCGATTTCTGATTGTTTAGCATAAAATAAAAAAGCACACGGTCACGGCTGCTAAACAATCATAAGATTAATTTCGGGGACGTTTCCGTTACCCCACCGTTCGTGTGCTATATCTAAAATACGATATACCTATGTCTATATTGGGCATAAAAATAACCCTTACGGATTACATAAGAGTTGCCCACTCTTATAATTGTTTAGCACTGCAAAGGAAAGCATAATTTTTGATATGGCAAAATTTTGGAGTGTATTTTTGGAAATAAATTATGAAATCACTTCACCTCTCTCCCAAAAGTCTTACATATCATTTGTACAGCAATATTGTGAACTGATAAATATAATTCATCACCTATTTTATTTATGAAAATACTATCATTTCGATGCCCATATACTAAGAACTTAGCAGCTTTATTATAATCAGAAGACGGAGATTTCACATTTGTATAATATTCGTATGACACATCTTCATTTGTGTTAAATCCTAAGTAGGCATCCATTACTATACTTGCGAACCTATTCATTCTACAACCTTTCCCTACATCTATAATATTTTCATAATACACCTCATCATCGTAAACAGAATCTTTCAAATAGTAATACTGATATTCAGAAACATCATATCCTCCAAACATATTTTCACCACGCACTTTACATGATAAGATACACAATGTATCGTTAAGTTCGGACGTTTCTATATCTGATATTTTTAACGCATCTGGGTTTCTTGCCATTTCAAGCATGGTTTTCTCCATCTGCTTTCTTGCCTTACTTTCAAGGCTTTTTCCGCACGACACCAAAGCCAATGACGCAATAATCAATAAAAATAATTTCTTCATAATGCCTTATTTTATTCGTTAATATATTACCAACCCATCTCATCCATTTGCCTTAGCTGTTCCTCCTGCTCCTTGCTCCCTTGGAAGTGAACTTGTTTCCCTCCGTCCTTTGAGTTATATCCACCACCTTCTAAATATCTTATTCTCGCCTTACGTTCCAATTCGGCTGCATCCTTCATACCCATGTCACGGAGCTTCTTCTCTCTGTTTACACTGTTCCAGTATTCTTTATCGTCCGCATTCATAGTCCCACGACCACGTTTCTTTGAGTTTCCAGTGGTGGAACCCGATGAAGAACTTCCACCGAATAGTTTCTTTGTAAGTTCATTGTCCAATACTCTAACTTTATCATTAAGAATCCTTGCGTATGGGTTTATCGTGCATACAACCATATATGATAAACTTCGATAATCTAAAACGCAATCTAATAGTAAAGAATCATTCACATAACAATGGTCTTGACGCTCTAAAATTGGACGACCAACTCTTCCTTCAAATTCACGCAATGGAAAACTATTATATTCATTACGGATAGTATCAATGCTCACGCCTAGTCCATAATTATCCATAATTGTATTTGCTATATTCTTTTCACCTTTGCTTCTTAAATCACCAAAGCCCCTTATTATACATAGTTTCCCTTCGTAAAATTCTAAAGATAATTGACTTATACCATTCTTTTCTGCTATGAAAAATCTCCAGTCTTTTATATCTGACTTATAATTGTCGTTGTTTATTAGTTCAACAAATTCACTTAAAGTATCAACAACATCATATCCCATAGATTTGCATTGCAGAGCTACTTTATCATAATCATCACCCATAGTGAATCCATACACCCCCTTTATATTTGAGCTTTTGGCTTTCATTTCTTCCAATGAATCAAATCCTTTACGTGAATCACACGACACGAAAGCCAATGCAAATACAGCTAATAATAAAATATTTTTCATCTTTGTTTTTAATTTAATCTATTGTTAAATACTATTGGATAAATCCGCTCTATTTTTATCAAGTATGCTATCTATTCTCTTTTGCCTATTCCTTTCCATTTCTTCACGCATCTTAGCCTCATTTTCAAGCATATCGGTTATGTTATAATCATCTATCGTTATTGTTAGTGTATATGATGCGTGGTCGTTACCACCGCCATATTTTTTAGCCTCATTCTTTATCGCTATTCTTTTCTTAGGAAATATCCAATACAAATAGATGTAATCTGCTTTTTCGTGCCCACGGATTTCATCATACCCAGTATATTTCTTATCGGGCATACCATATTTCTTTTCAAAATGTGTTATCAAATCACGAATATAAGGCTCTGGATGATATTCCGCTCCACTATTATACTCTCTCCTGTATTCTTCATAAAGATAGCTATGTCTTAAAGTTAGAGAATAAAGTTTACCATTATGAAACTTTACATCACATATATCTAAGTCTATATCTCCTATACCTAAAGATTTATATCCGAGTTCTGACTGTATCTTTCCTCGCTCTCTTTCATAGTCTTTTTTACTCTGACCAAGATAGATGCCTCCTAAGACGGTTTTATCTTCGGACATAGTTATATTAGATTTATGCCTTATATCTTTTAGAACTCTATCAATAGAATCCTCTTTTGCTTTCTTTATTGAATCTCTCTTTTCCTGCTCATATTCCCAATCATAAGCATAATTCTTGCTTGTATTGTTGCATGAGGAAAAAACTATTATTGAAATAACAAGTAATATCTTTTTCATAATCTTAATATCCAAAGAACAAACAACTAAATACATCTGACATAAGAGGGGAAAAGCAATACGAGCATTAAGGTTGCTGCCATAAATATCAACACGTAGAAAACGACCATAAAAATATTACTTAATTTATCCCCTTCTGTAATATCGTCATTTTTACTATTAATTACACAGGTAATAGCAGAACCACTATGAAAAAGTGCCTTAATACATTTTACAGCAAACAAACCTATTCCAAACAGAACTATTAAGCTGGTTATAAATATTCCCCATCCTTGCTTATACGCCCTCCTTGAAAACGGATAGCCTTTTCTTGTTCCCATAGCAACGATTATTTATTAATTATCAATTTAAACAACCAATGTTTTTTATATGTCATATTCTCTTCTTCTAATTCAGAAACCCTTTTCTTCAACGTTTTTATTTCCTCCACATATTTGAAGCAATCCAATTCAAGGAACTTCTTAGCATAGTCAGTAGAAACGACAACAATCATACTACCATCATCTCCAACAAAGTATCTTACCAAATTCAATGGTCTGAAACATTCCTTTATGATTGAAATCTCACGTTCATCCTTTGGATTATAAAGAGTATATCTTGGTTCAAGCATTCTCTCCAGCAATTCTTTTTGCTCGATAATAGAGTATTCAGCACTCATTTTCTCATCCCCTTTCTAAAACTACTATTGGCATTTCTTGAACTTTTCCCAAGTCCACCTCCGAACACCCAAATGATAACGGCGATAAAAAATAGTATATCCATAACAACATTACATTTTAGTTAAACGTTGCAAAATTACAACATAATTCCAAACTGTCCAAAAATAAGAGGTATGTTAGATCGCATGAAAAAAACCAAATAAAAATTTGTCTTTGCAATATAATGTATTATTTTTGCATTATAATATAATACAATAATAGGATGGAAACAGTAATAAGAAAACAAACATCGTTCCGGCTACGTGAAGATTTGCTTCAAGTATTGCAGGAACACGCAAAGAAAGCAAACAGAAGCCTAAACAATTTTGTAGAGAGCACTTTGATGGATGCGATGTATTCAGAACCAAATAAAGAAACGGCCGCAGCCATAAACGAAGCGCGTTCCGGCAAGTATTCGGGAACGATAGACACTACAGATTTTGATTCATTCATGAAATCTATCAACGAAATATGATAATTTTCTTCTAATATAGATGGATACAGAACATAATGCGCTCTTTTGAAATAGCAAATATCCAAGTATGTTCTTAAACATATATATTTTTCTATTAGAAATATCGATAAATAAAAATAATACCGTATATTTGCAGCAGAAAACATAGGCAGGTAAATCCTAAACAAAGAGTGATATACATCATAAGTGTATTTGCAAATACACCTCTTTTAGGGTCTGCTTTTTTTGCTTTAAACGTATAAATATGGGTAATATAAGATTGAAACAAGAGCCGATTCCTTCCAAGAAGGACAACTCTGATTTGAACAAATCAAAATCAGGGCAAAAGTTCGTGTTGTCTGATGTTTCCAAGGAAGAGCTTGACAAAAGGAGAATACCCGTATATTCCTATTTGCTATAATGCTTCAAAGTGCATATCCGTTCTATTTCATACAAAAGGACAAAGGAGACTCGCAGGGTCTCCTTCATATTTTATTATATAGGTTTAGGTCTTCCAAATCAAAGTTGGTGTATATTGTCAGAGTAGAAGAATATGAGCATAATATCTATGCCGTAAAATTCTACCAGAAGAACCATTCTCTATCAAAGAACAAATATAGGATAATGACCAACACCAACGAACCAAGACGGATAATAAACACCTGCATAAATATCATGCTGTCTATTTATCACATGAACCCCAAAGCGTCTTTTGGATTCATAGGCTCAAATGGATTCGGCGAAGATGTATGTTGCACAAAAAGATACAGGGTCTATTCAAAAATCATAGCGACTTATTTTAGTGACAAGCATTTTTATCACAAGGAAAACATAGAGAAAAGCGCATATATGCTCATAAACAACGTGTCTTTAGCCGAGAACCCTGATTTGGTAAACCAGATAGAGACTTTCTTTATTGAACAATACGAATATTTTGAATAGGTTTGTGTGAAGTAACGATTATTGAATTATATGAAAAAGCCGCAAATACTTGGTAAAACGCGGCTTTCATTTTGTCAAACATAATATTTACTCAAATTTCTACCTTAATATTGACAAGCACATTAGAATTACTTCTCAATATTAGCTCTGATCTGTTTAAGTAACAAAAATGCCCCTTCCATCTTATAGTTACCCAAACATTGTTGGGCTTGCATAATACAGCTTTCGACAGTGAGAGCTAAATCGGGAGTAAACGCAGATTTATTAATTTGCATTGTTTTAGGAAGTTGGCTAGCATGATCATTAAACCATGCAATCATTTCATTCAATTCTTCCTCTGTGTAACTTTGTCTTTTCTCAGCCATACTACAAAAATTTAATCCATTATTACAGGAACAGCAAAATTAAAAATCTTGTTTAAAATATACATATTATGAGATTGATTTATTCATGATTTAGACTTTTTTAAGCCACCCGATATGTAATCAATCACTTTCCTGTTAGCCTCATCAATCTTATCCCTGTCGAAATCAATGTATATATCTGTAACATCACAACCAAAGGAGTGCCCCAAAGCTAAAGATATTACATCTTTCGGAATATCCACCTTATGTGCTAGCGTAGCCCATGTATGGCGCGCCCAATATGTTGAAAGTTCGGGAAACAATGGTTGCTTACTTTTTTTCCCACCAAGCCCATTTCGTTCAAACGGGCCTATCCCTTTAAGATTCTTATTCATCCTGTGGGTAAAATCATGATAGTCTCCATAGTAATCTAATACATCTAGTAAATGAGTTTTACCTTGATACCTGTCCAATATAGCTTGTGCTTCCGGCTCTATTTTAATAGAGTAAAACTTCTTTGTTTTCTGCCGATAATATTCTATACGTCCATCTATTATATCCTTGTGTTCAAGTAAAAGCAAATCACCTATATTTATTCCAACAAGATATACAATCAGCATAAATATATCCCTGTATTTCTTTTCAAACTCCTCACAAGGATAATCACGCAATAATCTCAATTGTTCAACAGATAAAGCACGTTTTCTAGTTTCTTCTTTTTTTATCTTATACTTTCGAAAAGGATATAAGGTAGTAATTTCTTCATCAATAGCATAATTGAATACTGCACGAATGTTACGCAGGTGAATAGAATAAGCGTTTACTTTCATCCCTGATTCAGCCATCCAACTTTCAAAATTAGACAGCCATTTCCTATCCATTGTGTCAAAGGTGCAATCCGGATCATATTCAAGCAGTTTATTTCTAGTTGTATTATAAACCGTTTTTGTTCCTGTATTACTCTTTATGGAAACAAACTCATCAAGATAATCTATAAAACATCTTGTTTTTTTTACAACCTTTTCATCAAATACATATTCGCTGATTATCTCCTTGGCTTTAGCGGAAGGCAAAGAAGATAATCTAGCTTCATCGTCAATAATCAACTTTTCAGCCTTATTCTTCAAACTGACAAGCCTTACATTTTTTACTTTATACTGTGGTACCGATTTGTCCAAATAAGACACTTCATTAAACTTTTCAGAAGACGGTGTAGATATTCCAGTGGAGAAAACAAACCTCGTTTTCCCTATCCGTATCACAAGAAGAATCATCTGAGATCCATCCTTCTTTGCTCTTGTGTCAGGTATCAATCTTACTGTTGCCAT